GAGGACCCCGACGTGCGGCCGCTCGTCGCGATGCACCGTGACGAAACGCGCAAGCTGCTCGAGATGGCTCGGGACAAACTCGCGGCGGCATCGTGCGAGGTGCTGCGCGAGGAGAAGAAGAAGACGAGTTACGTGATCGAGCTGCTCGTCAACGGGACGACGCGGCTCGAGGTGCTCGTCGACGACGTGTACGAGAAAAACGGCGGGCTCAGGACGATGGATTTGTTGCGGTTTCGAGTGATGTAAGAGAGCCCTAGACCTTCGGCTTTTTCGGCGGCAGCGGCGGCTTGGGTTTGACCGCGGCGGGTACCGGAGGCGGAAGCGGACGCGCAGGCGGCGGCGGCGGCGGCGGTGGCGGCGGCGGAGGCGGCGGCGGTGGCGGCGGCGGAGGCGGCGTGGTCGGAGGCGGCGAGAGAGAAGTATCGCACTTGGCTTTTCGAGATGGTGGAGGAGGCTTTTTCGCGGGTATAAAACCAGACGCTGGCGCGGGGTCCGTGCTACATTCTCTTTTTATGGCAGACGACGTATTGATTCCTAAAAACATAAAGGTGCCGCCCGCTCCGAAGTCGACAAGCTCGGAGTTGGCGTCCCTGAATGACCTGATTAAGCTGATGAACAATCCCGCGATTACCGGGGCGGAGGTGCCTCCGGAAGAGAAGAACATGGTTCTGGCGCCAACCCCTACCCCTGTGGCTCCCAAGCCATCACCACCTCCGCCTCCGGCGACTCCTACCCCCGACCAGGAAGCCGCCATCGCCCGGGTAGTCGGCCCCGGAAATAGACCCTTACTGGTCATCACGGGCCGGGCGGGCACCGGCAAGAGTTGGCTCCAGCACCAGCTTTTGGGCACCCGGAACGTAGTCACGGGCATCTCTGACGCAGCCGATTTCAGAGCCCTGCGAGCCGCTGGGGCAGAGTTCTGGCACGTCATGGCGTCGGAGGCCACCCGAGCCCGGCGGCGCTCTCCAGCGGCAGCCCAGCGCGCGGCCAGCCAGCTTATAGCGACGCTGGAGATGGATGCCACAAACAAGTTGAGTAAGCTTCCTCCCGGCCGAAAATTAAAGGTCATCTGGAATGACACTGCGCCTCAGCCGTTCGCCGGGATGCAGAACACAACCGCATTTTTAAACCAAGTGTCATGATTAAGCCTTTCCTCACGTATCTCGCGTGTCCCTACACGTATCCGGACCCGGACCCAAAAGTCCGAGCAAAGGTCCAAGCGGACCGCGCCTTGGCAGCCAGCGAGGCGACGGTTGCGCTGATTCGTTATTTTCGGTGGAATGTTTTTTCACCGATAACGCACTCGCACCCGCTGCACGAAATTGGCCTGGACGGTGATTGGTCTTTTTGGAAGCAAATTGACACCGAGTATCTCCACGCCTCGGTTCGGTTGGTAATTCTGACCATCCCAGGGTGGCGCCAATCGACGGGAGTAAAAGCGGAGCACGACATCGCGGTCGGTCTGAGCATTCCAATTCACTACATGACGCGCCCGACTTTTGAGCGCCGCCCGGGAAAAGCAGCTTTTGGAGGCGAGCACGAAGTTGTGGATGTCGAGGAGATGAAATTTCGTTTTACTGACTATCCCGACGACCTTGTCGGCGGGCGCCTCTCGATTGAAACTCCGAAACGTTCTTGATTATGGAAAAAACAATGATTGGAATTGGTGGGGCGCCGCTTCGTGCGTCCCTGTTACCGGAGACTGCCGCAGAGCGGAAAAAGTTCCCGGTCACGAGCGGGGTCCTGGACTATTTTCCCGACGCGCTGGCCGTAATCGCTAACGTGTCTTACCGGGGCAACGAGCAGCACAACGCGGGCAAGCCGCTGCACTGGGACCGCTCGAAATCCGGCGATGAAGCGGACACAATGATTCGCCACTTTTTGCAGCGCGGCACCCTGGACACTGACGGGATTCGGCACTCGGCAAAGATGGCCTGGAGAGCCCTCGCGTTGCTGCAAAAGGAACTGGAAGCCGAGACCGCCGCTGGCGAGACCGCCGCTGGCGAGGTTGACGACGGGCCAGCCGGGCTTTAGTCAGAAAAACGTATATAAATTTCAGACAATGAAAGTCACAAAACTAACGATTCAAAATATTGGGCCAATCGCGGACATGGCGATTGAGCTGAACAAACCCCTGATGCTTTTCTACGGTGAAATCCGCCAGGGCAAAACTACCATCCTGAACTGCGTGCGGTGGGTCATGGGGGGCGCTTTTCCCTCCGACATCATCCAGCACGGCAAAGCCGACGCGTCGATTCAACTGGATTTTGAGAATGGCTCGGTCCGGCGTGAATTCTATGTTGGCAAGGACGGCACCACGAAGGCCCGCGAGATTGTGTTCGAGCGGGATGGACGGCCAGTGAGTAACCCGGTGAAAGAACTGAAGTCATTTCTTAATCCGTTTCTGCTCAACCAGGATTATTTGCGGGACATGACCGAGCCGGAGCGGAAGCGCTACTTCGTCTCAGTCCTTGGCGCCGACACCTCGGAGATTGACAACCGCCTCGCCGCGATGGAGCAAGTAGCGTCCACGTTGCGGGCGAAGCTTTCCGGCTATGGGGAGATTGACCTAACGCCGGTTATGTTCGTGGACGTGGGCGCCATTAAAGCGACCATTAAAACGCGCGTGGATTTAGCCGAAGATACCCGGGCAGCGCTCCGCCACATAATAAATGAGGTGCGTGACAAACAAGAAGCGTCCCGAGCCGGGTTCGCAGCACTGCAAACGGCAGCCGACACCCGGCGGCTTGAACGAGACCGGGCGCGGGGGGACCTTGAGGTGAATTGCAAGCGCATCGAGAGTTTGCGTTCCCAGATAGCGGCGCTGGAGGACACCAATAAATCCATCAACGCTTGGCTCGAAGCTAATCCACGTCTGGAGCCACCTGCGGCTCTGGTGTCCGACCCGGGTGAAATTCTCAGCCTGGAGGCGCAACTTGCCGCTGTGCAGCCCGACGTGGCAGCCCTGGAGCAATCGCTTCGGGAGGCATACGCGAACAACGCGCGTTACGAGCACCACGTCAAAGAACTTGCGCGTGAAGACATGCGGAGGAATGACGAGGCGCAGTTGCACGCGGTGCTGCAAAATATCAATTCGTATCGCCGAGAGCGGATTGCGTTCCTCTCCAGTTTAAACAACAAGATTCCCGGCCTGTGTTTTGATGAGGCGGGCAATCTGACTTACGAGGGGACGCACGCGGGCATGCTATCCACTGCGCAAGTAATGCAGCTTTCCTCTGCGCTGTCGGCACTGTATCCCGAGGGCTTCGGGTTGGATTTGATTGACCGCGCTGAAAGTCTGGGCAAATCCATTTTCTCGTTCGTGGAGAAAGCGAAGCGAGAAGAGAAAACAATTCTGGCCACGATAGTGGGGGAGAAACCAGCGACCGCACCGGCTGAGGTTGGCGTGTTCGTGGTCGAGAACGGGGGTTTGAAGTGAAGATACCGGAGCCTGACCTAAAATCACCGACGTGGCCGTTTGTGCTCGCCTTTGCGAAGCGGATGGAATACAAGCTTAGCCTGAACCGGCACAAAGGCGACCGCGAGGGCTGGTCGAGCATGGACTTCTGGGCCTTGATGGACTGTATCGACGAGGAAGTCGAGGAGGTGAGCCAGTGCGAGGGGATGGGAATACCCGCTGATGACGTCGCGAACGAGTGCGCCGACGTGGCAAACTTCTGCATGATGCTTGCCGATAACGTCACGCGCGGCGGATGACGCCGGAAATCCTAGAGCGGCTTCGCCCTTGGCAACGCAAGCCTGCAACACACCTCGAAAGCGTGTTGCAGGCTTTCGACTCTGCGCTGGATATGTCGGTTTGCGGGTCCGGCAAAACCTACATTAGTGCTGCCGTCGCCGCCTCCTCTCGGCTGCCCACTTTGGTGGTATGCCCCAAAATCGCGGTGTCAAATTGGCACCGAGCTGCCGCCCACTTCGGTGATAAAGTTTCAGTGGTCGGCTACGAAATGTTGCGAACCGGCCGGGCACCGTTTGGCTGGTGGGACAACCCAGACCCGAAACCAACAAAATATTTTCAATGCACAAGCTGCCAACAAATCGTAGACCTGGAAAAGTTCAGGCCGTGCTACGCGCACCCGGCCGGGATTCATTGCCTGGAGGCCAAGAAGAAGACCGCCCGTTATGGAAAATTCCATTTTCATCAGGGAATTCGGAATATAGTTTTCGACGAGGTGCATCGGTGCGGAGCCGTGGATTCCTTAAACGCGGACATGCTGATTTCGGCGAAGCGGTCCGGTGCGAAGCTTACCATGCTTTCTGCGACCCCGGCATCGAGCCCGATTGGAATGCGGGGCATTGGCTTCGCATTGGACCTGCACAATCTGGACCACGACCTGATAGACCCGCGAAAGCGATTGTTGCGCCAAAAATTCTATCGCTGGGCTTCGCAGTATGGCGTTCGACGGGACCCGGACTTTCGGGGCTTGAAGTGGTTCGCTGGCCAGACTCGGCAGCGCGAAATCATGCTGCAAATTCGCGCGCGCATCATCCCTGAAAGGGGAATTAGACTTGATTACGACGACATCCCGGGGTTCCCGCAGCGCGACATTCAGGCGGAGCTTTACGACCTGGACGACCCGGCGGCAGTGGATTCCTGCTACCAGGAAATGGCGGCAGCTTTGGAACAACTCGCGCTTCACACTGCCGGGGACAAATCCGCCGAACATCCGCTGACGAAAATCCTCCGCGCCCGGCAGCAAGTCGAGTTGCTGAAGGTGCCGATTTTTTCCGAGCTGGGCCAGGACTACTTAGACAAAGGTCTGTCGGTTGTCTGGTTTGTCAATTTCCGGCAGACGATTGACGAGCTTCTCAAACGCTTTCCAAAAGCGGGGGTCATCGACGGTCAAACCGGAAAGCGGGACGAGGTGATAAACACCTTCCAGACAAATCGGGGCCGGGAGCTGATTGTCAACGCAGAAGCGGGCAAAGAGTCGATGTCGCTCCAGGACCTGGACGGGCTCCATCCGCGAATTGGCCTTGTGTCCCCAGTTTTTTCGGCAGTGGTGATGCAGCAGATTTTCGGCCGACTACACCGCGACGGCGGTTTATCCCGCTGTTTTTACCGGGTCATTTTTGCGAACAAGACCGTCGAGGTAAAAATGCACCGGGCGATTTGCCCGAAGCTGAACAACATTGACGCGCTGACCGATGCCGATGTAAATCCGTCGAACTTATGCTTCTGATTAGGCTAGCTGAAATCGTATTTTAAGTGTTGACGTCGCGCGCTTCCTGTGAGAGACTGCCCATGTGAACGAGAAAGACGAAAAAGCGCAAGCCCTGCTCCTCCGAGCGTATTACGCGCTGGACCATCAGTCGGACTGTGCGAGTGCCCGGTTCAGCCGCCAGCACAAGCGCTGCCCGAGTAACCATCCGATTTGGAATTCGGCCTCGAAGTGCGACTGTCTGATGGGCGAGATTGCGGATTTTCTGAAACTGAACTGATTATGGACAGCAATTTTCAACCCGATTGGATGCCTGCGGACAATCTGCCTTTGGCGCTGGCGAAGAGCGGTGCCTGCCCTTGTGGGGAGCACGGTTACTCGATTATGAAGCGGCGCAGCACCCAGGGCCGAGGGCGCCCGACCATCCGCCGGGCAGAGTGCGCGAACTGCGGACGTCCCCTTGCCCGCCAGCGCGGGTTTGCCGTAAGCTGGTTGGCCGCGATTTACAACTACAGTCCTAAATAATATGCGTGACCTAAATTGGATTATTCAAGACAACGAGCGGGCTTCCCAGGTGAAACCGGAAGACAACTTCTCCCGCGCGTGCAGCTTCAACGGCGACGTGGAGACGGGCATTGTGCTCCACTCCGCGCTTCGCAGAAACACGGGCTTTTTGCAGCCCGGCGCGCAGTCGAAGCGGTTCCTCGCGAAATGGTATGGCACCAACTCCCAGGACAAGCGCAATGAAATCGTCGAATCCTACTTTGAATAGCGCACCGGCGCCGCTGCTCGCGCCGAGGCACCATGGCTTTGCCAGCTTCCCCGGCCGGATACAGCCGCAGGTGCCGCCGACAAATCGGGAGACCATAGCCCGGCTGGCCAGTGGATGTATGCTCGTGCGGCATTGGCAGGCGCGCCATCTTCGGGGCCTTTTTTCGCTTCACCGTCCGAATGAATTTTTTGAACTATGAAACTACACAAACGTCTGATGCAATCGTTGGCGGATGCTAAAAAGCAGCCGGTTATTAATCAGGAGTGGCACCCCCTCGTTCGGAAAATTTCCGTTCGGGAGGCGAATAACCTCGCCCAAGGGATAGCCGTTCCCGCTCGGAAAGTGTGTCCTGAGAATGGTGCCCTGAAGTTTATCGGCACCCAGATTAAGCGGTGGGACGGGGAACAGTGGGTTAATCACCGGATGCCCGGCATGCACCGGCGCGGGGGAAAGTGGGTGCGGCGATGACACTGCCGCTTGTGCGGTCCATGAGCTATCCCCGGAGCGGGCACACCTACCTCGCCGCGTTGCTGCGTGCCTACTTCGGTCCGGAGTTTCACTACTCCGCTGTTTATCCGCACGACCACGAAGACCCGCGCCTTGTGGCAGCGCTGCGCTTCGAGGAAGACCGTGCCCACGCGGCCAGCCCGCACTTTCTGAAGAGCCACGACTTTGACTTGACGGATGAGATTGTGCCGGGGTCAAAGTATCTGATTTCGGTGCGAGATTTTTTTGACGCAACCCAGTCCTGGAACTCGTGGACCGGCCGAGAGAATTCCTCTCCGTATATCCGGAGCATGCTTCACACGTATCTGCCGTATTACGCCGGTTTCATGGAGAAGTGGGTCATTCCTGAGGCGCTTCCTGACGGATGCCAGCGGTGCGTGGTGCACTACCTGGACCTGATGCACTCGCCTAAGACTGTCCTGCATCGAGTTGTGGAGTATTTCGGCGTGCAGCCGGAGCCCGACCGCATTTGGGCGGTTGTGGAGGACAACCCGCCTCGGCCGCGCCGTCAAAACTTGTTTTACCTGTGAGCACGACCGATGAACGCCGTTGCGATACCTGCGGAAAGCCGAGCAGTTCGGGCCAGTGTCCGGACTGTAGATACCGCCATGGTGGCACCATCCCGGAGTGCGAGGAGGAACCGCCGGTGCGCGACGCAGTTGACCACTTCGCGCTGCCCTTCTACCGGCGGGTGCGAGATTGTTGAAAATAATTGTTGACGCGGGACCTGGAATCGCTTAAATTCGACGCAATGAAAAACGGATTATATCACCGAGACCTGCCGGGGGGCGTTCCCCGGGCCGCAGTTGCCTCTTTTCTGGGCAGCTCTCTTTACCTGAATTATAGCCGCCACGCTCGCATGGCTGCCGCCTCCGACCGCTATAACGCGCGGGGGGCTTGGCAGGCCCCGCACGAAGTCGAGGTGCTCTATCCGGAGATAGTCGAGGCCTTAGTCGACAACGGCGTGGCGGTGAAAGTAGTCGTCCGGCAGGCACTGGACTCCAGCCGAGACCTCGTGCTGGTCCTTAATCAGCCGGACCAAGCCGGGCGGGCCTTCGTTCGCACCCTTTGGCTGAACGACGCACAAGACAATCACGGCACACTAGACGCTTGCAATTATGCGAATTAATAACCTCACCTTTGGTCAACTTCTGAAGTTGAAGCACCCCACAACCCTAATGCGCGTGACCCGAGCGCGCGATGCCGCTCTGCGGACCTGCTGGGGTGGTGCGGTGCCTGGGTTTTTCGTGAGCCTAGCCGAGCGGGCTTTTCCGGCGGTTGCGGCGCGCTACAACAAGGTAATCGCGTTTCTCACCGGGCATGAGCTTCGGGCGGCGTTGCGAAAAGCGGCTGACGAGGCGCAGGTGCCCTACATCCCAGGCGCCCGGCGCGTGCTGGTGAGCATCCGGCTTGGCGTTCTCCCGCAGGCGAAGTGGGAGGCGATGACCAGGGCGACCACAATTCAAGCGATGTGCTGGGCAGCGGGAGTCCCGTCCTTTTTCACCATCGAGCCGTATCGCTGGGGTCCTGAGCTGGTTGTCTACGCGGAGACCAATGAACTGGGCGAGATGCTCCTACTGAATCGGCACGGGTTGCCCTGGGGGATGCTTTGTGCCCTCTGTGAGAACATGGACGTCTCTGCGGCCCGTGTATTCGATTGGGTGCCCCAGGACTATCGCGACCGAAACGCACTGGTGAATCCGATTGTGTTTCCAGTGAACACGCCAGATAGCGCCGAGATTGCCGAGTCACTGTTAAGTCCATGACTCTTCCCTTCAGCCAATCCCGCACGATTTTGCAGACGCTCTCAGACCGTTTCATTTTGCGGCTGATTGTGTGGTCTGAAATCGCGATTGCTCTGATGGCCTGAGCGGGAGACTATTGAGGGTATGCCAGTCAAAATCAAATCGGTTGGAAAAGGTAAGGTGCGCGTCTCTACTCCCGGCGGAGTGAAGGCGAAAGCGACGACTCCCGCGAAGGCGGCGAAGCAGAAGCGATTGCTTAACGCGGTGGAACACGGCTTCAAGCCGACCCGCGACAAAATCGCGAAGCGCGTGATGGGCGCTTATTAACGTTCGCGGCCGATGGTTCGGCGCCTTGGGATGACCAGGGTTAACGCGTAGCGAGGGTTTGATTCCCTCCCGCGAACTTCAATTTAAAAAACCAGACAAAAGAAAAATATATGTGGTATAAATCAGAATCGAAGATGTCAGAAAGAGACGAAGCAAATCAGTTTTACCAGGAGACTGGCGAGAAGATACAGACGCCGTTCCTCTCTCGCGTTGCGAAGCGCAGAGCAGGACGGAAAGAGTCGAAAGCTCGGACCGCCTGGGCAGCCGTTCAAGCAGCGCATAAGGCACGGATATGAGCCGCCCTTGCGTCGCCAATAAGGTCCGGACTCGGGACACCGAGGATTTTCGCCGTGATATGGAAACGGGCCGGGCGCTAGCCAGTGCCTTAGGTCCGCCGCTGGTGTCCCTGGCGGAATGCGCGGAGGAACTGGGGCTCTCGAAGCAGACAGTTTACGAAACAGAATGCCGCGCCCTTGCAAAAGTTGCCGCTCACATGAGGCTTTACAAAAACACATTGCATGACCACTGAAGAAAGACCGCATCATCCGTTTTCGCCGTCGACGCTGCAATACCGGGAGGCCTGCCCCTGTTTCACTCCGCGTGTCACGAAACAACTGCACGCCCGAACGGTGGCAGGCACCCGGGGCCACAATGTGGTTGACACGGGCGAAGACGACCCGTTGCTCTCCGACGAAGACGCGATAGCGGCAGCGGAGTGCGTCGACTTCGTAGACCAGAGGCGCCAGATTATGGAAGCCGAAGCAGAAGAGGCGCGAAAGGCCGCGAAGCAGGCCGGGCACAACGACGTGTTCCAGGTCACTGAGCTAAAGGAAATCCACCTTGCCGTTGACGACCTGATTTTTCCGGACGGGATGGAGCACACCACTGCCGGATACACGGACCACGCGCTGATTAACTGGAGCAAAACTTATGCAGAACTCTTCGACTGGAAATTCGGAATGTGGATTGTCGAGACCGCCAAAAACAACGTCCAGGGAATCGCCTATGTCATTGGACTCTTTCGACGGTTTCCTGAGCTTGAACGAGTCCGATTCTTCTTTAAGCAGCCGCACCTTGACCACGTCTCGGACTACACTTTTGCTCGTGCCGATGTGCCCGCGCTTTATCTCCGAATTCAAGTCATCGTAAACCAAGCCCGGGAAGGTCGGACGCGCGCGGAAAAAGACGATTGGAGCATGGCGGCTCCGTATGTGCCCGTGTGCAATTTCTGCGGCGACTTGGGCCGCTGCAAAAAGGTCTGTGCCCTGGCGTGCCGGGTGTCCGCGAAATTCATGCCGCTGGAGTTTCCGAGCGACACAGACCCGGCCTTTGTGCAGGACCCCAAAAACATGAGCGCTCTCCTGCGAATGGCGCAGGTGTTGAAGATTTGGTGCGATAGCAGCAAGCGCTGGATTACCGACCGGATTATGCGCGGCGACGCGGACATGCTCGAAGGCTACAAGCTGGAGACACGGCAAGGTCGAAGAGAAATCGCGGACCAGCAGAAGTTCCGAGACGTCGCGCTGCGCTACATGACGCCGGAGCAATACCAGACGTGTTTAAACGCGAGTTTTGGCCCGCTCGAAGACGTGATAACCGAGAGTGCCCCGCGCGGCCAGAAGACCGCCCGCGTGAAAGAATTTGATGAAGCACTGGAAGCCGCTGGTGCGGTTGCCAGGAAGCCAAGCTATAGCTTCTTAATGCCCATCACTAACAAGAAACAAGAAAACAGTTAATACATATGAGTGAAGTAGTTTTTGGAGCAAACCAACAGCCGGTAGCCGCAGAGGCGGCACCTGCCACGCCTGCGACCCCTGAGTCCCAGGTGCCTGCCGTAGCGCAGACTTACGCACCGCCAGCGCAGAACCGGCTGGTCGGTGATTACCTGCCGAGCTTTGGCGACATCATTTTGCCGAGGCTGAATATCGTGCAGAACATCGGGGACCTTAAGGACTCCTATGAGCCGGGCTCACTGGTCTACGCGCAGAGCGTGGAGCTTTTCGTCCCGCAGTCGTTAAACGCTAAGACTGGGATTGTGGAACGCCCGGCTACTCCGCCGGTAATTGTCACCATTCTCGGGTTCAAAGAGAACCGCTACGTCGAAAAGGTGGCAGGTGGCGCGCGCGGTCTGATTTGTAAGACCGAGCAGGAAGTCCGCGCTGCTGGCGGCACCCTGGAGTGGGCCGAGTGGAACCTGAAGAAAGCTTCCGGTATGAAGCGCTTCGAGGTTCTCGCGGATGCCCTGGTGTTGATTCAGCGCCCTGAGAGTTGCAAGCCCGCCGATGGCGGAGAAGACCCCACTTTCGTTTACGAGGTGGAAGGGAATTGCTACACCCTGGCATTCTGGGCTCTTCGAGGCGTCACCTACACTGCGGCCGGTAAGCGAGTGCTTTTCCCGGCGCGCAAAACCGGCTGCCTGAAGAAGGATTGGTTTCACTGGTCTTGGGCCATGAGCACCCGCGAGGAAACCTACCCGAACGGCAATAAGGCCTGGATTCCCATCCTGCTGCCCGCGAAGGCGAACACGCCCGCGATGGACGCATTTTGCCTGGACGTCCTGACTGCGAAGACGCAGCCGGAATCTGAGGCTTAACCTGGACAGATGGTGCAAGGGGCGGTCATTAACTTGACCGCCCCTTTTTATTAGTGAAACTAAAAAGTGATTTTTGATGTTGACGTTTAAACCGCCATCGCGTATCTTGTCGGCATGAACGAAAATATGCGTCGAGTTTACATCTACCGTCCCTCTCCTTTTGGTCGCATGTATTTGTGCGCCGATGGGTCCCTCTCCAACAACCGAGCCGAGGCGCAGGAGTATTGGTCTCTTCAGTTTGACGCGGTTGTAGCGGAGAATTGGATTGTCAACACCCCGGAGCGCGCGCAGATGGAGGCGGTTTAGTTTTTTCCCAATACATCAAGTCATGCTTCATTTATGAGTCAAAAAGTAAATAAATCAGTGGTATCCCTCGCGCCCGTGATTGCAGAGTGCGAGCGGATTTTGCGAGAGGCAATCGCGCACTTCGAGCTTAAGACGAAGCCGGAGTCTATCGTAGTCACCATCCAGACCAAGGGCCGCGCGGAGGCGCTCGGCTGGTTCTGGGCGGGCCGGTGGTCGAACGGGAAAAACGAAATCAATCTCTCGGCCGAGACGTTGAGAAAGTGCCATCCCGGCGAGGTGCTGATTCACGAGCTAGCGCACGCGGAGAACAACACCCTTGGCATCAAGGATTGCTCCGGGAAGGCCCACAACAAGCACTTCAAAACCATGGCGGAGCGCCTGGGGCTGAAATGCGCAGAGAAGCGGGACAAGCGCTACGGCTGGGGCCTCACCGACCTGGACAAGGGCGCCAGCGATTTTCTCGCCAAGGTCAAGTATGACAATTCGATTTTCGCGCTGAACCGGCTGGAAGAGGGGAAAACTTCAAAGGCAGGCACTCGGCTGCTCAAAGCGGAATGCCCCGAGTGTGGATACACGGTCCGGGTCACCCAGAAGTGGATTGACGTTGGAATGCCGACTTGCCCCTGCGGGCAGAAGATGGAGGGTGCCGCGTGAGCGAGGACTTAATGAGCCTCCGGGTCCTGAACGAGGCCGCAATCCGGGAGCACGCTTTGAAGTGCTCCCAGGTCTGCCGGAACGGAAAATTCACGCGCGTGAGTCAGGAGTTTGTGGACGAGGTGCGCGCCGACGTTGAGTCTATTGTGCGCGCGATTCGGGCGCAATCCCGGACCACATTACATGAGCCCGTTGACGTAGGTGCGCACGTTTTCACCACGGGCAACTTGATGGACCGAGTCCAGCACGAATTCAACCTCATGGTGGGCCGGGTTATCCAAAATAAAATCCAGCGCCAGACAACCGGGTGCACCGCGAAGGCAACTCGGTAAAAGGCCAGACGTTCAGGCACGCCGTGTGATAGAGTAGCGGCGTGCCTGAATCGTTTTCAACGTGCTGTGAAACGCACAAGCTGACTTTTTTTACTTTGGACGCTCGGTGTCCAATGTGTCAGCTAGAGGAGGAGTGCGACCGACGAGTTGCCGTCCTGGAAGAAAAAATTCAGCAGTTGCAAGCCCAATTAGACTTATGCCCGTCTCAATAGATTTCGAAACGTTCTTTAGCACCAAGCTGAAATACGGCCTGAAGCAGATGATTGCTGAGGAGTATGTGCAGCATGAGCGCTTTGATTGCTACCTCGTGTCAGTGTGCGATGGGAAGAATGTCTGGGCGGGTCATCCGCGTGACCTGAATTGGAACGCTTTAGCGGGGCAAGTCTGGTTGAGCCATAACCGGTATTTCGACAACACCGTTTACAATGAGCTGGTCCGCCGGAATCTCGCCCCGAAAATCGAGCGCGCCGACTGGCACTGCACCGCGAATCTTACCAGCTACCTCTGCAATCGGAGGGCGCTGAAGGACGCTGTTCAACACCTATACAAAGGGGTCTCCATCTCGAAGGACTACCGCACCGTGGCCGACAACAAAAGCTGGCCCAACGACTACACGCCGGAAGAGCGGGAGCAGGTCATGGAGTCGGGCCGGGTCGACGCGCATTGGTGTTGGCGCCTATGGAACGATTTTTCTGCTCAGTGGCCGGAGTGGGAACGCAAGCTGAGCAATCTCACAATCGACCAGGGCATGTATGGGGTCGCAGTAGACCAGGAGAGATTGTCCGACTATATCGTGCAGGCGCACGAGATGCGGGCCACAACAGAGCAGGCCATCCCCTGGATTGCGGGGTCGGGCGACGAAGAGTGGGATGATTTTAATACCAAGCCCACGAGCACGAAATGTATCGCTGAGCAATGCCGTCGGACTCGAATCCCGTGCCCGCCGACGAAGAGTGACGACGAAGAAGGTTACGAGGCGTGGGAAGCGCAGTTCGGTCCGACGAATCCCTGGATTTCCGCCGTGAGCGCATGGCGGTCCATCAACAAATTTTACGCGACGCTGCAAACCCTGCGGCGCCGGTTGCGGCCCGATGGCACGGTGCCCTTTGCGCTGAAATATTTCGGGGGACACACGGGCCGCTGGTCGGGAGACGCGAAAGTGAACTTCCAGAACATGCGCAGGAAACCGATTTTCTGCAACGAATTCGGTTTGATGGAAATGGACGACATCAAAATTGATAAGGCCATCGACCATCACGACGATTGCGGCAAGTGGCCGGAGTGGGTGCAGCACGCGCTGGACTTTCGCGCGCTTGTGGTTCCCCGGCCCGGCAAGAAAATGATTATCTGCGACCTTGCGCAGATTGAACCGCGTGTCCTCGCGTGGCTCGGCGGCAATCACAAACTGCTGAAGATGATTGCGGATGGGATGGGGATTTACGAAGCCTTCGCCCGGTCTCAGATGAAATATGACGGCGCGCCCTTCTCCAAAGAGACAAAGCGAACGGACTACTACAAGATGGTGAAAATTAATTTGCTCGGGCTTGGCTACGGCGCGGGTTGGGAAAAATTCATCACCATCGCGAAGACCCAAGGCGGTTTGGACATCACCAAGGAGGACCCGGAGTTTGTCCAGGAGCCGGACCCGGTCTCTACCGCCATCCGGACGGTTCCCGGTTACGGGGCGCACAGCAAACAAGTCGTAAAGGCTTTTCGCGAGAACAATCCGCACATAACCGGCATGTGGAAGCTGCTCGACAACTCGCTGAAAGGGTCTGTCGGCAGCGATTTCAAAATGCGACTGCCGAGCGGGCGGGTGATGAAATATAATGACGTGCGGCTCTCCTCGCGCGTGGTGAAGGACAAGAAAACCGGCAAGCCGGTGAATAAAACGGAAGTGACGGTGGACGTAGGCGGGCGCCGGGTGGCCACCTATGGCGGGAAACTCACTGAGAATATCACTCAGGCGGTCGCGCGCGACGTGTTCGGGATGCACCTCGTTCAGATGACCGATGCGGGTCTTAGATGCCTTTTCACCTCTCACGACGAGGCCATCATGGAGGTTGACCCCTCGGTAACCGCGCGCGACATTGAACAGCACATGTCTCAATGCCCCGACTGGCTGCCCGGCTGCCCGATTGCCGCCGAAGCTCAAGAGGTAGCCCACTACCAGAAGTAATCCGCCTATGCCTTTCTTCCATGTTGAAAATCTTGCTACCTCAAAATTGTTTCTTGGTATCCAGCCCTGGGAATTCGTAATCACGGCGGACATTCCTAAGGAGGTTCGCTCCAGCAAAGACGCCCGGCAGAAGTGGTATACCACACCGGAAACGAAGCACTACTTTTACACCGGCATTGAGCCGCTCGCAAACACCCGCAGGCCGAGCGATAACAACCCGCCGTTCTACCTGCACGCGTTTGTCGCGGATTACGATAACTTAAAGATGTCGAAAGACCAAGTGATGCGCGCCATTGACCGGCTCCAGGTCAAGCCGACTTGGTTAGAGCAATCGCTAGGTTCGAACTGGCGGCTTGTCTGGGAACTGGAATCACCGTTTCTGTTCGGGGGAGATGGAAAGTTCTGCGAGTTCGTTTTGCTTCAGGCGGAGAAGTGGCTAAACCTGGACTGCCTCCCGGAGTGGGACAAAGCGGCCTTCGAGAGTTTTTCACGGCTCTACTGCAACGGCGGAGTGTGGGAAAAGCTGCCCTACGGCAAGGTGGACGTCGAGGCGTCCCAAGGCTTTCTCGTGCGCTGCGCAAAAAAGTATGGTCGGTTCGCTGCGACGCCGGAAGAGGAGAATATTCCGCTCGAAGAGGTTTACGAAGCGCTCAAAGCCAAGTTCCCAAAATTCGAGTGGCCGGGACCCTTCGAGGTGGAGTCCATGGGGCCGTCGTTCTGGGTGGAAGGCAGCACCTCTCCGAAGTCGGCCATCGTAAAACCCGGCGGAATGTTTTCGTTCGCCGCTCATGCGCTGCGGGACTTCACGCCCTGGGGTGACCCCGACTTGCTCGGCCGCGATTTTGTCCGCGACAACAAAGACTCGCGAATCGCAAAAGCGACCGTGGGAATGTTCATGGACAACAGCGACGTGTGTTGGAAAAAAGACGCCGCCTCCGACACCTACACCCCTTACAGCCCGCGCGCGGTGACCGTTTACATGAAGACCGAGTGCAGGCTGAGCGGTGAGAAGAAAAAGGGCGAAGCAGCGAGTCAGGTGGACGAGGCGCTTTCTTTTCTTAAAGAACACCAGCGCGTTGACCGGGTTGCACCGTTTGCGGGGCGGCGCCCGGGCCTGATTATTCAGGGCACAAAAAAGATGCTGAATATCTACAGTTGCAAGCCCATCGAGCCAGCGACGGGGGCGCAGAAATTCGGCCCGCAGGGGGACTTCCCCTTTATGAGCGCGGTTCTGGAAGAGCTTTACTCGCCGGAGCCGACCCAACTCGCGCGCCTGCTCGCCTGGGGCAGTCACCTTTACAGTTCCTTCTTTCACTGGGACCCCCGCCCGGGCCACACGATTATTTCTGCCGGAGGAAAGAGCACCGGCAAAACCCTGGTGAACCGGGAGTTTTTCGGCAAGCTGGTGGGCGGCTTTGCGGACGCGGCGAGTTGGCTAATCGGGGGCGGCAATTTCACCTCGCTGTTTCTGGAGAATCCCTACCTCGTGCTCGATGACGATTCGGCGGTCTGTTCGTATGAGACTGAGCAGAAGCTGACCGGGCTGGTGAAAAAGCTGGTGAGCAATCAGGCCTTTGAATACAGCGCGAAATACATCCCGTCCTGCATGGTCGAGTATATCGGGCGGCTCGGAATCACGGTCAATCTGGACTATCGGTCGACTCGGCTGGTCGGCAGCTTCGACTCCGCCGTCCTGGACAAGGTGATGCTTTTTCGCTGCGTTGAGAAGATGGAAAAACTGAAGTATCCGGACCGGGGCGAAATTGAGCGAATGCTGTTGAGAGAACGGCCGCACTTTGCGCGCTATTTGCTGGACTACGTCGCGCCGGATTTTGTGGAGCGAGACCCCGAGAATCGCTTCGGTTTTCTGCACTGGCACGAGCCGACCTTGCTTGCGGAAACGCATCAGAGCAGCCGCGTGGCACCGTTCAAAGAGATTTTGATTCGTGCTCTGACAAACTGGTTTCACGAGAATCCCGACGCAGCCTATTACGAGGGCGCGCAGGTTGACGTGTTCCAGCTTCTCAGGACCCTGGACACCGGCACTGGTATGCTGCGGTCCATGCGAGAGACCCAGTTAAACGCGAACCTGGAGCAGGTCCACCGCGACAAATTCCTGGTGAGCACCTTCAGCACAGGGGCCAACAACATTCGATTGTGGCGGTTCGAGCGACCGAAACAGCTTATGGCCGGGACCGTCATCGCGTCCCCCGTGCAAGACGCTGGCGCTTACAACCCCTTCGTGAAATGATTAGCCCATTTGACACCCTCCCGAAAGCGACCATCACAACTGCTGCTGAGCGTGACCTTGCCGTCAAGTTTCGCGCCACGGGCGACGAAAGCGCCCTCGAAGCGCTTGTGTTGAACAACATGCGGCAGGCCGTGCTCTACGCCCGGCGCGTTTGTCACGATATATTCGAAGACGGGGAACTGATTAGTGTCTGCTACCGGGCTCTCCTGAGGCAGGCGAAGCGCTACGACCCATCCAGCCGCTTAGCTTTTTTCACCTTCGCTAAAATCGGCGTGCGGGGGGACGTTAACCGGCATTTTCGCCAGCTCGATACGCTGAAAAACTCGAAGCGAGTGCACCTGCCGGACTGGGCGGACAGCACCGGCGCCGGGCACGAAGACGTGGCGGATTGCTCGGAGACCGTCGCCCAGAATGACGAAGCGCAGTTTGTTCTGCGGTCGATACGCCGATGTTGCACCGAACGGGAGCAGGTTATTTTTGCGCTTGCTTATTACGGCTGTTTGGGCTTTCATGAGATTGCCCGATTGCTCGGGGTCAGCAGAGCCGCGATTCAGGCGTCGCACGCGCGCGCACTCCAGAAAGTGCGTAGCGATTGCCGGAAGACCGAGCGACTCTTGTTTGATGAAAATTCTCGGGCTTGATTTGGGCACAAATTGTGGCGTGGCGCATAACTTATCGGGGAATGAGCTAACGGTGTTTACGAAAACTTTTGCGACGGATAAAGAGGTGACGCGCTGGGGCCAGGAACGGCTGACCCGGCGCCAGGACCCGCGCATCGTGCGGTTCGCTGATTTCCTCTCCGGCCTGGGCAACCCGGATGTTGTGATTTTCGAGGACGTAGAATTTCAGACTTACACCAAACAGACGCAATTGTGGTCGTCCTTCCGGACCGCAGTCTGGTTGACGTTTAAACACTCATTACTGGAGTGTGTGCCGGTAAGCACGTTGAAAAAGTTCGCGACCGGCCACGGTGGCGCGACCAAGCCGATGATGGAAGCCGCCATGCGCCGGGAGCACCCGGAGATTTTTCGCCAGAAACAGGCTGTTGACGACAACGGAGTCGATGCCGCTTGGCTTTGGTTTTGGGCCAAGAAACATCTTGCACGCTACCATGCACCCAGCATCCCAACATCAAATTAGCGCCGAAGCAATCCGAGTTCCCATCCGGGACGCTGCCACTGCCCAACAGGTGAATACTGTTTTGGGCATTGTCGGCATGACCATGAGCGCGTTGAACACGACTACGCGGATGAACCTGGACATGGAGGACAGCGACATGCCTCCGGAGCAGCAACGGTTGCTCACGGGCGAAACTCGCATCGCGGCGGAGACGACATTTATCAACGCGTGCGCGACGCTGGACGATATTCTGAAGGACAAGAGTCGCTGGTCCATGGAACAGCAGGACCGCATCGAACTGGAACGGCAGACCGCGCACAAGGCGCAAATGGACTTTTTCGTTGCCCAGCGAGCCGCAGCGGCCGAGATTTCGACGCCGCATTTTCGGTATCGTGCCTCGATTGCTCGGGCGACAGACGGGGACTGGATTGCCTTTGTGGGCGACCCCGAAGATTTGGCAAACGCAATTGTAGGGGTTGGCAAGCACCCTCAGGCAGCCCTGGACGATTTCGACAACAAGTTTGCCGGAAACTTTCCGCCTGCGGTTAGTTCGTGGCTGGAAAACCGAGAGCAAAGTATCAACGATGGGCTGCCTTCGGCCCCATTTCCAAAAATAAATTATGAACAAAGTGTGGACACCGGAATTAGTGGAGCGACTGACGAACCTGAAGCAGGCGGGGAGGACGGACAAAGAGATAGCGGCGACGCTGGGGATGGAATACCGGCAGATAACGGGTAAAGTTTTGGCTCTCGGCCTCACGCACGGGGGAGAGGCACCGGCTGCCGAAGTGCCGAAGGTGGAGTCCATCGCGGACACCGCCATCCCGGTCACGCAGCCGCCAATCGAGCTTCCTCGCCCGCAGTTCGGGCATCTCCCGCTCTCGGTGGTCAACACCGGCGGCTGGATTCGATACGGGGCCGTCGCTGACACTCACCTTGCGTGCAAAGAGGAACGCCTAGCGGAGTTGCATACGCAATACGACCTGTTTAAGGCAGAGGGCATCGAGCACGTTTTTCATGCGGGCAACCCGATTGACGGCTACATTCAGCGAATCAACGGCGAGAGCGTGTTCACGAGCACCATTGACGGGCAGTGCCAGTATTTCGCGGACAACTACCCGGGCCGGGACGGAATCACAACGCACTTCATCACGGGGGACGACCACGAATCGTGGTTTGCGCCGGGCTTCAATATTGGCGCTTACATACAGTTCATCGCCGAACGCGCGGGCCGAACCGACCTGCATTATATCGGGCACGTCGAGGCGGATGTGGACATAATCACCGGCGCGTCCCGGCCGACTATTATCAAGGTGCAGCACCCTGGAGGCGGCAGCGCGTATGCCCGAAGCTACAAAGGCCAGAAGCAAGTCGAATCGTTCGAGGGCGGCGAGAAGCCGGACATTCTACTGCAAGGGCATTATCACCTCTCAAACTACATGAACGACCGAAATATTCATGTGGTCTCGCTCCCGGGCTTTAAAGACCAGGACATCTTCTCACGCAAAAAGATGCTTCGCTGCGAAGTGGGCGGCGCCATCTTCGAATTCAAGATAGACCCAGGGTCCGGCTCCGTAACCCGCTTCCGCGTCGAGTTCAACCGCTACTTCAACCGGGGCTTCTACAAGCGGTTCATCAAGTCGGATGTGAAGCTCCTCGCGGGCAGAATGGTGCTGAATGAAAACCCTTCTTAAGCTTTTCCTGGACCTTGCGGTCTTTTCGTTCTGGCTCGGCTTCCTGGTGGTCGGGGGCGCTGTGGCCTGGGCGTTCGAGGTTCCCAGGTGGTTCCGGTGGCGCTTTATGCGGCGCAGGCAATAAGAAAGGCCGTGTGCGCTCTGCAAACGGCCTTTTTCGTGTTCTGTCTAAAAACTATACAACCGGCTTTAAAATCTGGTTGGCAATCCTGCCTTGGCCGGGTTTGGGACCGGAAGTGGGCGCCCCAGGTTGCATGTTCTTGACCCGGGCATTTAACAGGGCACGCTGAGCGCTGGCGGGCGCTGGCGGGGCTGACACCGGCGGGGCTATCATCCCAGGTCCCGAGGGCGGAACGCTTGCGCTACGTGCCATGGGCGCACCGGACGGTGCCTCAGCGGCGAGCACCGGGTTGTTCTGACCCGATTTAGCCGTTTCCGCGTCGACGGTGTCCATCAGAGGGGCAATCTCCAGGAGTTGGCCCGCTTTGTCGGCCGCTTGGATGTCCTGGGGGTTAATCCGTAGGGAATTGAAGAGCACCCCGTATTCGCCTGAGAGCGACTTGTAGAAGCCAATGCCGGACTTCATCAGGGGCTCTTTAGCCTCCGCAATTAGCTTGCCTTCGGGGCGGTTGTTGTAGTCGGAGATTTTAGCGGACACTGCTGGGGGAGCGCCAGCCATCAAGGCCTGCATCGCGGGAATCTGAAGCACCTCTTCCGGAATCCCGTCCTGCGGTTGCTGCGGCTGCTCTTGGGGGTTTGCGGGTGCCACAATTTCCGCCGGTTGCGGGGGTAGCGGCGCTGCGGGGTCCATCGGTTCTACAAGTCCTGGCATACAGTAAACAGTCTCCGTTATTCGCCCGCGCGTCTACTGACAAGTTTCTTGGCTCCCTCGCTCCGTTCTTCTCGGAGTAGGCTCAGCCGGGCAATTTCTGTCCACACGTCATCCGAGGTTTGCGCCGCCACGTTTGGGGCGCCTTCGTCCCGGACGTTCGAGTAGACGTCGAACACTTCAGCGATTTTGTCAGTCATTGGTCTTTCGGGGTGCAAGCAACAACTCCGGCTGCGCCTCTTTGGCACGCGCCTCCAGCGTTGCTTTCGTTGCTTTCAGTTTCTTGATTTCAGAGCGAAAATCTCCCAGGTCCAGGCGGCCCCATTTTCGGTCGGCCCAAAGCTGCTTCTCGGCGAACCACATCCCGCCCTGGAGAGCACTCGGTTTGATGCCGAGCTTGTCGGCGGCGGCACGAAAAACCTTCTGGCCGAAATAGAAATCGGCGTCCGGAATTCCCGTCGAGTTCAACGTGGTGATTCTCCAGCGGCCGCGCTCTTGGTAGCCAATCCGGCGGAGGGTTCTGTCCGCCCAAACGTCAACCGTGGCCTCTTCCCCAGTGCCCACGAGGTTCTTAATGAAGTTAGCCGTCTTCGGGCCGGTGTTCAACGCCAGCCATTTTCTCGCCAGCACCTTCAGCACGGGGACCGAGTGCATCCCGAACTTCTTCCCGTTGCTCTGAAGCGGCAGCAAATTATTATCGGCAATCCACTGCTCCAGGAACGCCGGGACTGTATCAGAAGGCGCAACCGTCTTTCCCGCTTCGCGGGCTTGCGTCATGTAATCTTTCCAGGACCCATCCTCAACCTTCTGCAAGCCGTCCAAGAAGCCTTTGACGTGCCGGTCATAGCGCCCGGCTTTGTAGCCAAGGATTGCGTCCAGAGCGAATTTGAAGTTGATGTCCGGCGTTGTGTTCGGGCTGGTCGCGGAAAGTAGCTCCGCCATGATTGGCGCGTCTTTGCCGAAATGCTTTTTCAGCAGCGGCGTGAACTCCGAATACCACTTCAGGCCGGACTGGTAAGTCGGATTGTCTTTCCACTTCTCATGCTCCCGGACTAGCTGGTCCGCGAAAAGCTGCACCGCTTCCGCTTCGTCCTTCGCGGACTTGTAGAGCGGAGAATTCTTGTGGTCGGACGGCATCTGGGGGTCTACTGGCTCCCCCTTCCGATTGCGAACGCGATTCGGGATAGTAGCTTCCGGGTAATAATCCCGGAGAGCTTTCACGCCCATGGTTGCCAGTTCCGAGGTGGACAAAACTTTGCGCTCCGGGGTCTCATTGAAGCCTTCGAACAGCGCGGGCTGAGCTTGCCCGGCGGCTTTTGGCTCGTAAGATATCTTCTCCGAAAAATCCAGCCCCAGGCTGAACGCCGGGCCACCGGGCACTTGCGACCATCCCGGCTGTGTTTTTGCGTTCTTGCCAACTGTGTTTTTCGACGGGTCAATCGGGTAAAGCGTTCGGTCCGAGTAAAGTAAACCGTCCGGCACAATCACGGACTCCTGCTTGCCCTCCTGGCCCAATGCTAGCGCTTCTTCCGGCGAGATGCCGGTGACCAGAAAATTCTTGCCCTGGTCTACGCCCTCGTAGGACCCCTTGATTTCCTGGAATTCATAGCCCGCGTCCGTCAACCGTTTCGCCAGCCGGTCATTCGCCGCCAGATTTTCTTTCGCAGTGGCGGCACCAAGCGCTTCCTGGTTCCAGGTGAGGATTGCCCAGCCGTCAGACTTCAGCGCTTCTGAGAGTTTTTTCTTGTCGGAAAAATCTTCCAGCTTCGCGGGTTTGAATTGGATAGTGGCGATATTTTCTTTAGTGACGGCATTGAACACCTGACTCGGTTCAAACGCAATGTAGCTGTCATCTCCGGCGTAGTCCTCTTTCCCCGGGTAGTGCAGCCCCCCTGTAGTCCAGTTGGGGTCCTCGATATTCGTGGCGATTCGCGCTTTCTCTTCACCTTCGAATGTGTTTTTGTAGACGATGCCGTCGTAACCCTCGTTCATTAGGTCATACTGCATGTCCCGTAATACCTCACGGTTGGCAGCCGTCCAAGCCTTATCAACCCCCATCCTCGCTTCCAGGTCAGCAAGTGCATCATTTACTTTTCCTGAAATAGCATCTTCCCGAAACCAGCGACGGGCTTCGGAGCCCACCGGTAGTGCATCGCGAATCACGCGGGCAACGGCGGTTGCATTCTCAGCCCAATTACCCGCGTCTTCGGTTCGAAGAGGATTCTTTATATCTAGGAATACGGGAACGGTCCTGAGATTCTCCACTCCCTCCCGCGCTTTTGGCGTCCGGTTAGACTCCACCCCGAGCACACGCTGGGCTGCCGAACCGGGACCCCCGAAGTGTGCTTGGAAACCCTCTGTCCTCAACGTTTCGCCCGCAAAAGGAATGCTTGCGGTTCCATGAAAAACGGGTTTAAGAGTTCCGTCCTCAAAACGCACAATTGATTCTGACAGCCGCTTCTCTATGTCCGGAGTTACAAGGTCTCGCGGTTTGAATTGCGTTTCCTCGGAAACCAAAGTTCCGGTGCTTTTGGACACCTCCCCGGGTTTGAGCTGCTCCAATTCCTGGGCTCGCACGAAGGCCTCTTCGCGCGTGAGCTTGTTTCCAGCGACGTCGATGAACCCTTGCGTAAGCTGGCCAAGTTCCATCGGCTTTACACCATCAGCGGTCGCTTTTTGCAGCGCGAGAAAGTGCATCGCGCCTTCCCAGCGTTTCCCAGTCCTGGGGTCCCAGACAATCGCGGCCTTGATTTTGCGCGGGTTCGGGTCATCCGCCGGAGCGAATTGCACCATCTCTGCGCGCAACCCCTTCGGCGCTTTCTCGCCACCAGCAAACTCAATCGGCGCGACCTTGGCGCCTTTGAAAAGCATCACCACTTGCCGACCGTCCGGCGTATCGGTCATTACGCCCGCGTATCCCTGCTTTATCAGACTTTGGTCCGCAAGCCCTCGATTGGGCTCCGAAAAATACCCAAGCACGTCGTCTTTGTCGCCCCGCAGGTCGTAAATCCGCTCGCCTCGAATCGTCGTGCCGTAGGCGTGCTTGCCTTCTCCACCGAAAATATTCACGTCTTGGCCGAGTGGACTTTCCCCCACAAACCAAAACGACTTGTTCATCCCACGCAAATCGCGCGGTGTCGCTTTCCCAGCGCCCATCTTCGCCGGGTCTACTACTCTCAGGCCGGGCGTGTCGCTCAGATGAACGATATTGATTTCCTCACCGGCGGCGGAGTCCGGCAGAGCTTCCTGCTTGATTTTGGCTGATTTCCGCTTCGCTTCGAAAAGCATCTCCGGCGTTTGTGCGGTTTTTGGTTTGACTTCATATTTCGAGAAGTCGACTGAGTCCATCCACTCCTTGTCCAACTGCTCTTGAGTCTTTTCCGGCTTGAACTGAGCAATTGCGTTGCCGAGAGCTTCCTGGCGAGCCAAGTCCTCCGGCCGCTCTTCAACGCGGTTCATTAGAGTGCGAATCTCGTCCGCGTTTCCTTTGCCGGTGCGCAACACCTCTTTGGCGCGGTCCAGTAGTTCGTCCTCGCGCGGCTTGAACTGCGCAGCCGGGGCGATTTTTTTGCCACGAACAAAAAGGTCAGTGCGGGCACCGGTTAAGCCCGCGATTATTTTCGCGTCCTCAATCGGACCGCGCAAATACTGTAAGCTATTGGCCCTGCCCTCGGCCCCCAACCCCGTGCCATCTGCGGATTTCCCCAAGCGCACCCAGCCTTGTGCGTATAGCTGTTCTGCCAAATCGGATTGCCAGCCTTCTTTACCGGCTTCTTTGGCCTGTTGGAACGCTTTGGAGAAACTCTCTGAAACGGCCGCTAAAGCAGGAAAATGGTCGTAAGCGGATTTTGCAGGAACAATGTCGCCGGAAGGGCTAATCCAACCAAAACCCCGGAAAGTGTTTTCATCTGGCTCTACGTCTAAGGTCACTCGCAGAGGTGCCGCTGGTTTTTGCTCGGTAGCCCCCGTCAGCGCGAGTTCAACTCCCGCCAGCCACTCCGCATTTGGATTATTATAATCGTGCCAACCATAGCCGTCGTTGGTCGCGTCTAAGTGCGTTTCTACCTGGCGTTCGGGCTCGCCCGCCTCTGATAACCGTTTGGCCTCGGCACGCAAGGCGGCAACAAATTCCGGCGTCATGCGCTCAGGCAAATGTCGTTTTACCGCGTCAGCAACCTCCTCTTCATTGCCGCCACGGTAGCTTGCATTTTCGATGTAATCCTGAATCGTTGTTTTTAGCCAGTTAACTCCTTTTGCGGCGTTTTTTGGCGGCGTATCTTTGCCAAGCGCCTGCTCAACTCCTGTCGCCCACTCCGCATTATAATCCCGTTTTGGAGTAGGGGGAAGGTCTAACGCTTCTCGATACTCTTTGATTTGAGCCGCCGGAGCCTCCGCTAGGCGTTTGACCTCGTCGCGGACTGCTGCAAGCAATTCCGGGGTCACCGTCTCGGGCAGATGTCGCCTTATGGCTCGGATTAGTTTTGTCTTTCCACCCTCGGCTAAATCTTGAATTGTCGACTCCACCCAGCTAACATCAGGTTTGAACTGAGCGGCCGAACGTAAATAGTCCGACTCAAGTCCGCCCATCCCTACTTGCGGTTCTTTAATCTGGTTAATCTCCAGCGCCCGCGCCTCCGCTTCCTTTCGCGTGAGGAAGTTTCCCTTCTTGTCGACAAAGCCATCCGTGGTGTCCGGCAGTTTGTTCCACGCCTGCAACGGCGTCACCGGGTCGTCCATTGACCGGCCGTTGCGCAGTTCCGGATGGTCTTCGAGATATTTCAAATTGCTCTCGAAGTGCATCACCCCGGTGTAGATTTTGCCGGTCTTATCGTCCCGAGTAGCCGCGCTTTCGATGGCGTCCGGATGCGGGCTCGGCTTATATTGGACACCCAGCGCTCCGAAATTCCGCATGCGGGCTTCTTGGCTTGCGTGGTATCTCTCCTCGGCTTGGCGCGCCTCGAAATCAGTAAGGGCTCCTTCCGGCCGTTCGGCCTCAACCCGGTTTCGCGCCTCGTGCGCCGTTTCCCATGCGCTCAAAAGGGTGCGCTCGTCCTCGGTCAAACGCGAGAACGTTTCTTCTTTTTGAAAATCTTTTGGTAGCTGGCTGCGGCCCTGCACGGCGGGCATGCTAGCAAGCTCGTAATTATAATCGTCTTCCTTGCCGCGACGGCGCAGGCTGGCGCGCATTTCGTCTGCACGGTTCTGTAGCGCTTCGGACAACGCGCCCTTGGCCGTCGCCTCCTCATCCTTTGCAGTTCGAAGCCGGGAATTCCATTCCGTGCCCGGGGAAAATCCAGCGGTCAGCGTCAAAGTGTTTCCGGTAATCTGCGGCTGCTCCGGAGCAAGCTCTACTTTTTTCATGTGCTCCAGGTTCAGCCATTGGAACACCTCGATAAAAGAGGGCGGGTTAATCTGCGCTTCAAGTTCATCGCGGAACGGATTCGTTTCCCGAACCTGCTCCCCCTCGATGCCGAGCTTTTGCGCACGCTCCAGCGATTTTGCACCAGCCGCACCAAACATCGGACCTTCTACGTCGCGCACTCGGCCGGGGATTGTGGCCTCTGACACTCGCTGGCCCATGAGGTTCAGCGGAATCTGGGTCTCCTTGGCAACGATACCGGTTGATTGACGTTTCAGCCCGAAAAGCGAATTAGTAACGTCGGCCCGGGGCTGGTCTAAGCCGCTCACAGATAGTTCGGGACGGGTCGGCGGCGCATAATAGCCGGGCTCTTTGGGGACTACCAAAGGCTCCCCACTGCCGGTGAAACCAGCGGCTTGGTTCTTGGAAAAAGTCTGCGCGTCGTCTAATAACTTTCTCCACCCGTCGACGGTGAAAGTTTTTGCGGACCGGTCAACTGGGTATACCCCCTCCGCCCCGAAAAGGTCGGCACGAAAGGGCGTGGAACTGGTTGCGACAAACTCGGCGAGCTTCTGCGCGTTCGCCGCAAATACCTGGGGTGCCCAGCCCCCCGCTTGCAGCCCCTTCCGAGACTGCCGGAGTTTGAAAGGTGCGAACACCTTCGAAATCATGTTGCGCGCCTCTTCGGGCAAATTACGTGCGGCTTCGATAATCCGGCGCCGGACCGGTCGAGATACTGATTGAGTAATGCCGCCTAGTTCGGTTGCGGCAGCGGGTCCCTCACCAGGGGCGGAGCGATACTCTATGACCACGCCTTGCCCCGTCGCTGCCGCTTCTGCTAGGGTGCCGGTCATCTCTCGAACGGACTGGTCGGCACCTTCTAAAGTCGTGTCCGGCGCGTTCTGCACGATTCGCTGGTCGGCCTCGCGGTCCCTTTCAGTTGGCGTCTTCGCTACCGTTGATGCTCCAGGAGCAACCCGAGGCGTCACTATGGGTGCCGTCGGTGCTGCGGATTTGCCTTTCGTTGATTCGGCGGTCTCGCGTCTCCCCGCTTCGACGGCTCCGCGTCTTAGGGGCACTCCGCCCTCTGAGGTGCGACCCGTGAGTGGGTCAATCCCGATAAGCTCCATGGCGGTGCCCAACACCTGAGCAGATTTCGCGATGGGGCCGGTCGGTTCCGCCATTGCGGGGCCAGCGTGTTTAAACAACGCATCCCAGCTTTCGGCGGAGATTTCTGCGCCGTTGAAAAGCTCGCCAACCCGCCGAACGCCTTCGTCGCCGAGCACGTCGCGCCAGTTGTCTTGCACGGACTCTAAAGCGGTCCGCATTTGGTCCGCCGAAATTGGTCCCTCGGCTTCGCCACCTTGCAAAAACTCCTGCCGTGCGACCTGCTCTGCGGCCTCCGCGCGACCCCATCCGGAGACGTCCGCAACGTAGGACTGCCAAGACTCTGCGCTTGGGTCCCACCTCCGCTCACCAGAGAATAGCTTAGAGGCATACTGGCGACCGAGTGCATCCCACTCCTGCGGCGTGTAATACCTCCGCATGTTCAACCAACGAGTGCGAGCAGCAGAGGCGCCCATCACGTCATCCATCGCGTGCTTCACCTCGTGAGGAGCCGACTCCACATCACGAAATACGATTAACTGCCGGTCTACTCCCTTTGCGTCGCGAAACCGAGGTGAGTGAAAGCCCGCTTGGTCTGCGTAAAATTTTGCTTGCTCCTGCTGCATGCCGAGAGATATCAGCGCGTTGAAATATGGGTCCGGCTGTCCTTCCGCAGGTCTCGGACCGGCGAAAATAACTTCCATCTCAGGGTTTATGAGGCGAGCAAAGCCCCGAATCGCGTTCACACGCGTTTTAACCCCTTCGTTGGCCGCGTTGAAGACGGCATCATGCACCGCATCGAGTTGTGGGAAAAATTTGTTAGAGCTGATTCTTGCGGCAGCCCCGTAAGCGCGCGGCGCAATTAGCTGGCCGCTCACTACGTGCATTCCACTCCGCAAGGCGGCGCCACCCAGGCCAAAGAGCGCGCCAATACCGACCCCTTGCTGCTCCTCGGGAGTTTCAGCGGCGGCAGACAGAGCCGCGTCAAAGGCGAGGCCCTTGCCAATCTCCGCGCCCGCCATCGGAACCGCTTCTAAAACGTCCCGGCCGAGTTGGGCCACGGGAAGCGCGATTGCTTCCTTGCCCGCGATTTCGCGGCCCACCTGGGCAGCCGTTTGGAGCGCGCCCCGCACAGGCTGGAGCCCTTTGGCCAGCGCTTTGCCTGCCGTTAAGCCCAGGCCCGCGCCGATGATGCCGCCACCAGCATGCGGAACCACACTCGTTAGCCCCAATCCGCCCGCGACTGCGCCCCCCACGGGGGCGACTTTTTGCGTTCCTGCTACGGAAAGCTCTGCCGCTTGCGCACCTCGCTCCACAACTCGCCCGCCGGTCTTGGCGGCAATGTCGGAGAGCACGGGCACCATCCGAGCCGTTAAATTCGGCGCAACGGCACGCGCACCGGCGCCAACCACTTTCCCGGCACCACCGAATCCCGCGCCGAACAGTTTAAACGCCAACGGGGAGCCTGCCGCGTATTGCGCGACCTGCTCCGGCTCTAAAGTGCGGCCCGCTTCCGCGAGTTTCGCCATCTCGCCCTTGTCGAGCGATAGAAAACCCTCGTCTTTGCCTTCGGAAATTTTCTGAAGCTGCCTCTGCTCTTCCAAAGCTTTCTGGAAAAACTCAACTCGTTGCTGCGCGTTTAGCTCATTCAGCTTTGGCGCCAGTCCGGTAGCCCGTGCGAGCTTCTCACCGGCCCCAAGCGCGAGATTTCCGAGCCCCTGAAGCGCCGCCCGGTTGCCGGATATAATTTCGGCTTCCAGTTTCTCGGCATCCATCTGCAATTCCCGAGGGACTCCAGGCACATTTGCCACCACGGCAGCCGGGAGACCGACCGCAAAGGTCTTCGCATAGCCTTTGGCCATGTCCCAAAGACCGCCAGCGGCCTGTTTCCACTCCCCCACTGTGGAGGGAAGTGAAAGCAGCTTCGTCGAATCCGCATACTTCGTGTAGGCGTCGGCGACTCTCTGCACAACGGCGGGGTTTGCGTGCACCTCCGGCCGGGAATTGAAAATTTCCTTCAGATTGAAGGTGCCCTTCGTCTCCGTCGCCAAAGCGGCAAGGTCGTCCACCGGCAAATCAAAAAGCGGGTCTATCAGCCCGGCCTCTTCGCGCATGCTGGCGGCTTCTTGTGAGTCGTGTGGGACTTCTTTGCCCGCCGCGTCGAAAAACTTCGGGGCCGGGCCAAACATTAGTTGCCCGGGAGGTTTCTCCTCTACTGGTGCAACGGGAGCGGGGGAGGTTAGTTCAACGCCCTCCGGAGTGTAAAACTTCGGGGGTGCCGCCTCAGTTACCGGCGTCGCAAATAAATCAGACATGAAATTATTATCTTCCAGGATATACGATTCGACGTCCGCTTGGCAAGCGCATTTCTCCGTTGGCCTCGTGAGCGACACCGCTACCACCATGGCCTATCGGCACCTCGGGAACGGCCATCGAGCCGCCTTCCAAGAGTTTCTTCTGAAAACTATTAGGTCCCCAAATCTGGTCAGCGTCGAGTCCAGAATCCTGGACGGCCCATTGCAGCGCGGGCAACACCGTTAGCTCGCGCGCGCGAATCAAGTCGTTTCCGAATTTTATCATCCGCTCACGAGTGCCCGGCGAAAGAGTGCCGGTGCCGGTGACCGTCTGTTTCCAGTCCCCCAGCTTCTCAAATAGCGACATCTGGTCTTCAATCGCCTTCGTCTGCATCTCGGGAAGCGCTCGCCCAGTCGCCGCTTGCGTCTGGACCGACAACTGCCGGAGCGATTGAATTAGCGCCAAATCCTTTTGCCGCATGTTCGCCAGCCCAAGCGGGCCTTTCTCGGCGGCAGTGGTTGGTCCCTCTTGAATCCGCTTCGCAGCCGTCGCAAAATTCTGCATCGGCACGATTTTCTCAGCCCAGTCCGTATAGCCGGGCTGCTTCGCTACTGCCTCAACATATTTCGAGGGCTCTTTCGGTCCGGCTGGAAAAGCTCCAGGAAACTGCGCGACCGGTGCCGTCTCTTGCGGAGTCACTAACGGTTGCGGCTGTGGCAACGCAGGAGCAATCATCACCCGGCCGACAGTGCCCGGCGCAGCTACCTGCAATCCGCGCCACGCATCGGCAACTTGCTGGTCCGTCATTTGCGCGACCTGCGCCTCGGACAAACCTCCCGCCGGACCGGTGAGCACGCTACGTGCGGATGCCACGCCAGGAAAAGTCAAAGACTGTGCGGCTGCGGCGTATTCAGTGCCCGGCGTGGGCGCAAAAGTCGGGCCGCTGATAGCCTTGGGGGCAACCAAGCCCGCAGTCGTCGCTGATTCAGCCGCCGCAAGTTGCGCGTTCCGCTCTTCCTTGGCAGTCTCCACTTTGCCACCTTTCGCGCGAGGCTTCACCTTCGGCGGATTGTAGTATTTCTTATAGCCGTCCTGAAATTGCTTGGTCCAAAACTTATGAGCGTCCGACCCGGGAGACACGTCCTGCCCCATCACGTTAACGTAGCGCACCACCTCTTGCTGCAATCCGGAATCCCAAACTTTTTGCTGCTCCCCTTTGAGCATCTGCGCCGCTTCGGTCATCTGGCTCTTAGACGATTTCATGTGCGCCCCGAGAGCCGCCGTTTGCTCTACGTCCACCTCGTCGGACTCGGTTCCGTCCTCCTGCTGGAAATACACCGGGGCTCGGCCCGACTCTTCGTAGGACTTCAACGCGTCCCCGCGCCAGACATCCGCTTTTTCGCGCTCCAGTTTCGCGCGCTCAGTCGCCGCCCTGAGTGCTACATTTGGCAGCGCTTCCGTGGCCATTCCCGCCTCCAAAAGAGTCTTCGCCCGTGCCGCCTTTAGGGCTTCTGCCCTGGCCGCAATAGCGTTCGGGTCGATAACCTCTCTCGCCGCTTGTAGTTTCGCCGCACGCTCGGCCTGCCCAAGTTTCCCAAATTCGTCGACGAGTTTCCCGCCAGTGAAAAGCCCCTCGCTAATACTCCGCAACACCGACTCGGCAGTGTTCGAGTCTACGATGGGCTCGGCCGGAGTCACCAGCGGCCCGACCGGCACATTAATCGGAGTCGACTGTCTTGCAAGCTGAATTTCGAACGCCATAAATTAATTACATCCGCTGGCCGAAACCCCAGCCAGTCGGGGGCGCGATGGCAGAAGTCTTCGGCTGCAAAGAATACGTGTAAATCGGCGAGGACGCTGCCGCCTGCGCGGTGCGGTTCCATTGGTTCATCAGGCCCATCTGGTCCGCCAGTTGAGTCTGGAGCGTATTGTATTGACTGGCACCTCCAGAGCTTAAGCCCATTCCCGCACCACCGCTGACAAGCCGATTCTGGTCCTCGCGAATCTTGTTCAACACCCAGGGATTGTAAGCCTGTCCGATTGCATAGGACTTCGCGTTCATCAGGTTCGCAGCAGACCGCGAATAGATGTCCTCGGCTGTTGGCCCTTGCGACCCACCACCCACAAGGCCGCTTCGGTCTTGAGTGCCCAGCAAACTCTGCCAGTTGGGTCCTAAAATCTGCTCCAGCAAATTAAGCATGCCCGACTGTGCCGGGGGTGTGATAGCGGTCGAAGTCGGTGCCGCCGGTTTGGGTGCGTCCGAGCCAAGAGCAGAGCCCCGGGTCACCGGGGCCGTCAAAGAATTGATAGTCCAAGCTGACATAAAATTACACCCATCCGCTATTGCCGATACCTCGGCCCAGAGCACCGAGCCCGCTGCTCACCGCACCACCCCAAATCTGGCCAACTGTCCGACCTGCGGCTGCCTCTGTATTGGCGATATTCTGCCCAATTTGATTCGTGGCACCCACGCGTGCAAGCCAAAGATTCGCGACATCCGAGCCTGTGAGTCCCGCCGTTGGCTTTAGCGCTTCTGAAGCACTTAGCGCGCCGGTTGTGCCGCCCATCACGCCAAGCTGTGCCTGTGTGAGTGACGGAAAAAGGGTCTGCAATACTTGCTGGCGCCGGGCCTCCAGGTCGCTGGCCCCTTGCATCAGAGCTGCCGCTTGCTGCTGTCTCTGCTGTTTTAGGTTCAGCCCGGCAGTGCCCAAGACAGTTCGTAGAAGCTGACCGCCCACACCCTTTCCGGATGCAGCGCCGGTTGTCATCCCGGACTGTTCCAGACCGGCCTTGACAAGCTCCGCCTGAACGTCGGAGGGCAGAGTAGCGCCCGCCTGAAGCTCCTGCAAGGCGGTGTCCACCATCGCGGCCTGCGCCTGATTCTGCGGCGTTCTATCCGCGAGGGCTTCGGTGACTGCTTGCGAGCTTACCCGGCCTGTGTCAATTCCCAATTCCGCAAGCTGCTTCTCCAGCATCTCCTGCGAGGTGCCCCGGATTCGGGCCAGCGCGGGGTCAATCTGCGCCTGCAAGGCAAGCCGAGCGTAGGCGTTCTGAATGTCCGCCGCCGTCGCGTTCGCGCCGACTATCGAAGGGTCAAGATTCTGAAAAACAAAATCCCGCTGGCGCTCCAGCGCGGCTACTTGCCGTTCCGTCGCCTCCTTAATCGCCTCGGCCGAAATTGCCGCGCCTGCGACGCTGCCAATCATGCCGAAAAGGCTGCCAAACATATCCATAATTACCTTTCAACAGTCGCCCCGTTTGGGGATGACGTCAATTCCCTAAGATTTCACAATGTGCCAGAGTGCTAATTGACCCGGATACTCCAAAGGTGACGCAGCGTTTATCTGAATTTTGGTGTCCTCGCCGAAAACCTCGAACGCGACCCGCTTCTCCAACCCCGTATCCACAGTCAAGTCCGTCGCCGGGCTCGCCCCAGTGTCGGTCGTGGCCTGCATAATTATACGCCCCCGCAAAGCTTGGTTTGCAGCGCCGAAAATATCCCAGCCAGGATTGTGGGTTAGGGCATCATCAGCGGTGTTGAACGATACCGCTTTCACGTCCCCCGGGACTCCTGCGACAGTCCGCCATTTTGAACGCTCCCACCAAAGCAGACAGGTGATTTCGGTGTCGTAAAACTGCTGATACTCCACGGGTGACGCCGGGCGGCTTGCGGTCGGGCCGGACAACACTATGCCGACATAAGGCGTCCAGGCGGCACCGTCGAACATATACCACCCAATAGGAGACCCATACGACGGACTCACGTCGGTCGCGTCGGCCGTGGTGCGAAGCCAGACCGGCGGCGTGCTCGTAAGGGGCGTAGTGGCTCCTATGTGAAACGGAATGTCTACCGACTCCGACACATCGACTGGCACATAGCGCTTGGTAGTTTCGTCCCAGACAAACCACTTTGTGCCGCCCTTTAGCCACGGACCTACGTTCGAAGTCGGCTCGTTGTCTCCGATGAAAATAAAGTTGGTTCCGCTCGGCGAAACAATCTTCATCCGCTGAATCATGGCGGTGAAAAGGTCGTTAGGCCCGCCGCTGAAAGTCGGCGGTAGCTGCGCGGCCTGAATATACAGGCTAGTTGGTTTTAAGCTCATATTTTATGTGGGCGGGCAACACTTCGCGAGGAAGGACCGATAGCCTCCCGAATAGGTTCCGTTTCCGATTACGTGGCCGTCTCTCGCCACCTTTTGAATGCCGTTGATGGCCGACCAAGGGGTCGCGGTGATGGGATAGATGTCCGAGGCCAGACCCCAGACTCCGTTCCAATAATAGAATACTCCGGTGTTGGCCACCACCTGGATTAACTCGTTGTCGTCGACGAAGATTAGCGACACCGAAGCGGCTCCGCCAGGGAGCCCCAACGGCACCACCCCGCCGCTGAAAGTCCACTTGTATGGGAGCCCGGCCACCGTAAACACAATTGTGCCAAAGGTGTTGAGCCCGCTCACTCCGCTTGCGCCGCCTAAGAGCACAGGCGTCCCGGGGTTGTAAATCTCGGCCAAACTGGTCCCGTTCCAAAAATATAATCGAGCCGGTTCGACGAGAGAGTTTTTTCGCACCGTTATCGCTGCCTGTCCAAAAATATTTAAACACTGGCGTTCCCCGGACTGAAAGGCCAATCCCAAGTCGACAAAACTTCCGTTTGCCCGCCGAATCCAGTATTCTTGCTGGGACAACCCGACATTAAAATACGAAAACAACAGGTCTCCCGTGGGACTCAAAGAATTAAAATTACTACGAACGTTGTCCGCGTCAGAGATGGTAGCTACTACTCCCCCCGAAAGTGACCACAATTCCATCGCCCACACTACATGACCCACCAGACGATTATAGGCTAGCAATCCAGTTTCAGAGACCCCCACCAGCGTATACGGCTCGACCGCGATGTCCGGCCCAAAAGTAGTCAACGTGCCAACCTGAGATAGATGAAATTTTTGGTGGTTCACCCCGGAGTCCTCTCCATAGACGGCCCCGGCCGAATCCACAAGAAGCGGGCTCCCGCCATCAGTGGTCCAGGTGTTTTGCACCCGGCTAATGAAAACCACTGCATCGTCGAAGTTGGCCAGGACCCCAGTTCCATTCTTCGCGACATCTGACGCGACGGAAGTCCCGAACACGTCGATAAACGCGTCGCACGGCCCCGGCGGACCGCCGCCCTCGCACGCGCACGTTAAAGGATTCCAGGTCTCCCCCTCGGGGCAAGTCTGTTCCGGGCACACAATGCAGGAGCAAGTCTCCCAGTCCCAAACCTGGGTAGGCAAGCACTCCTCTTCGGTGATACAGTCAAAGCAAATCTCTTCGCTAAGCTCAGTCTCACCGTCCGGAGAAATCCCAGACACCTTATAGCAACCCCCGTCGCACACCTCGTAGGCCATCCCCTCAAAGCACGACCAGTGCAGCACTGCGTCCTTATATAGGTTGTAGCAAATCGTGTTCGCCAGTTGCGGCAATGGGAAAATAACCGGAGTAACTCCATCGCACACAAAGGACGGAGTAGGAGCAGACTCACCATCCGAGGTAATAACCGTAACGTAGTAGGTTCCAGCCGAACACACAAAAATACTCCCGGCAGGGATACACTCATTCACGAGGGTGTAGAGCCCATTCGGGTCGTCCGGATTAGGAGTGTGGTAAATGTTGTAGCAAACCACGCCAGGAATCACGCCCCAATTGAAAAAGATTTCGCCCCCGCCGACACCGCGCCGCAACCCAGTTGGCCCACGATACCGGCTAATCTCCGAGAGCACAATGACCGGCTCCGAGGAACTGGAAAACAGCGCCTCGCAAATCGCGGGCGACACGTATTCGAGTCGCGGCCGACGGAGATATAGAGTGTCAAGAACAGCGTTCATTATAGGCCCTCACCCACTGACGTTATTTTTGGAAGAACCATCCGCAGCTCGTTCTCCGCCATTTTTTGGGCCACAATCCCGGCGACTCGGTCAGCCGCCTCTTGCGAAACCAAGCTCTCGCTGGTGCCGACACCAATCGCGGACATGCCGCCCTGCTCCACCACACGCGTCTGCGCGGAGGTGAACGTAGGCGACGGCGCCGCCATCAGGCCCGCCAGTGCTTCGGCCTCAGAGCTACCCGAAGCGCCCGGCCCATCGAAGCGCAGCGCATTTTTGTTTGTCTCACTCGTGCACGCCTCCGGGTCCCCGGACCAATCATCCCCCACCGTCTGCGCAAACACCCTAATCCACCGCACCGTTGCCGGACCGTGTCCGGTGACCAACAGTTGAAAAGATTCGTCGATACTCTCCAGGTCGTCCCTCTCGATGCCGCACGAGCCAGTTTCGTCAACTTCCTTCTGGCTTACGTCCTCAGTTCGAAGCGTTCGAGATTGCGGTTTAAACGCGAAGATTTCCGTGTTGATGTCGATTTCAGCGTCCGGCGAAAGGCTGCCCCTCAGCACATTTACCCGTTTCGCCATCATCCGTTTGAAAGCGCCGCGAGTGCTGCCCGCGTAGAACGCCGCGATGTCAAGGTCTTCGCGAATCCCAGCAAGCCCTATGTCCGCCCAATTCAAACGGCACGGCGCCCCGGGCATCTTCTGCGCGCTCGGCGCACTCACTCCAAAAAAGCCTCGGGTGTCAAATGCCCAAGTAATTGGGCACTCGTTATCCAGGCAGTTGGGGAGGAAAGCTTCCCACAGCCGATTTTTGCCGTCGACGTCGACCGAGACATGATAAATCCGCTCGTGGTTCGCGATGATGCCGTAGACCCATTCTACCGGCCGCGTGCCCACCCAGTGACCGCACCAGGACGGGCCAGACTCGTCAGAGAGCGTCTCCAGGCTGGCGTTGTTCAACACCCAAGTATGCTTGTTGTAGTTGTCCTCAGCCGGAACACTCATAAGAGTGTATTGGCCGAAGACTGCCGCCGCAATCAGGCTTTGGTCTTCGCCGATTGTGGTCTTACTCCGCATCATTTCGTTGTCGCGCACTGGAAGCCGAGTAGTATGCTTCCCTGCGGCTGCCGCGTCGAAAAACGCGACGCCCGCCGGAGAATACCACACGAGTTTTCCGTAGTGAGACACGATAGAGCGGTTCGAGCCGCAACCAACCTGGACAATTTCGCGCTGAAAATCGGCAGTGAAGGGCCACTGGTCCCGCAAGCGATTGTTAGCTTGGAGGATTGAGCCGCTCGACTCAGTGAACACCATCAACTGAGGCGCTTCGATGCTGGGTGTCGGAGTCAGCGCTGTGACGTCCCCGTTGAAAAAGAACGAAGACACGCCGCCGAGATAAATCTGCTCTCGAAAGCTAAACGGATTCGCGATGTCTCCCGCAAAAACTTGATTGCGCACGGCCACCCACAGCCGGTCACCAACCCAGCACATCGGGCCACCCGCAGGAGTCTCAAAGGCATTGTCTCGAACGTGCCCGGAGTTGGAACCGTCAAACCACGCAGGAGCAGTGAAGCCGCCATCATTGATGAACAGGACCGCGCGCGGCTCGATTGCTCGAATGCCCGCAGTAAGCTCCGTTGAGAGACGTTCAGCAGACTGCACCGTCATCGCCCAATACATTTGCTTCGCCTGCGGAGCCATCCGCACGTTCGTCAGCATGCGAAAGTCCGTAAAGGGCCACTCCGCCGCGTAGATAATTCCGTCTACCGCTACAACAAGCTGCTCTAACCCCACCTGAGGGCGGAACAAGGCCGCACCCTGGAGATTGCCATCCGGGAAAGTCACAATGCACCGCATGCCGGGACGACACATTAGGACGCCTCCAATGTTCAGCATGTTCAGCGCCGACCAGACATAATTCGGCGGCAACTGCGAAGGGTCCACGTCCGATTTTACGCCCCGGTAAAAACTTCCCTCGTAATCGGCAATATGCTGCGGATTAGCTTCAAGTTGCGGCATTAGCTGATTGGATAGTCCGAATTATCCCGGAGCGAATTCATATCGACGACCTGCAAGGGATGAAAAACTGGAGGCTCAGCTTTCGTCTGCGCTTCAAGCTCGATTCGCGCCGCGTCGGCTTCACAAGAATGCGCGAGGTCATACTGCAACGCGCCGTAATGCTTGCGCGCCTGCAATGCGAGTAAACAAGCCAACCGACTGCGCAAAGGAACGTGGTCCCACACGCTGGAAAAAGTTGGGTTCGTTTTCAGGTAGGCAATGCGTGCCCAGTTGCACGAGCGGTTCAAAGTGATGCGCCGATACTGCGGGGTCGTTTCGTCGGGCTCATACACTCCCAGCAAAACGCCCGTCGCTCCGGAGTCGTCAATCGAGGAAAGCCGAACGTTGCCCACGGTAGCCTCTTTGAACACCCCACTAATTCGCGCGACTGTGGGCGCGTCAACGTCGGGGATGGCAGCCCCATAGACTGTGGGCACTCGGTAGCCGTTAACCCACACGCCGCCCTCTTGCCGCCGCAACACCTTTCCCTCGCTGTCGTAGCCGTAAACGATTAGCTTCTTGTTGTTGTCCTCCGCCGTCGCGAGGTAGGCGACTAATTTTGTCGGGACTGTGATGTCCCGAAAGGTGCTGTGAAAGCCGCCGCCGTCGTTCCAGGTCCACTCACACGACTGTCTGCAATCGCCAGGACCGTTCAGGTGAAAATTGAAAAGCATGCTCCGGCCGAGGGCCGGTTTGCCGCCGATGTTGACCGCGATTACCGTGTCAACCTCGCGCGGGAGCGAGATAGTGCGCCGACCGCAGAACTGGCTGGTGCATGGCGTAGAGCCATCGCAGGCACATCCGGCGGTGCAAACGTCAAGGAAGCCTTTCCAGCCCTCCAGGTCCGCTTTGTTCGCAACCAGACTGACCGAGTCGCCGAGCCAGCGAAAAAGTTTGGCGTCACTGCAAACGCCGATTATCTTTTTTGCCTCGTCAAAAATGTCGTCGACAAGAAACATTAATACTCCTCGCCTTCGTGGGAGTTGCCGCTTTTCTTTTCCATCACGGCTTTCATCAACCCGTCGAGGATGCTGCCGGTGTCTGTTTTCTCCTCAGTCGCCTGAGTTGCGTCGACGATTTCGCGCACTTCGACCTCGCACTCGTAGCTGGATTTGCCGTCCTTCTCCTCTTCCACGTTCCGCGTCTTCCGGAACTTAATCGTCATGGTGCCCTCGTCAGAGAGGTGCAAATTCTTCGGCCCGACATAGCGGAACGACGGATACACGACTTTCTCTTTGTCCTCGGCGCTAACGCAACAGGGAGAACTAAGCCCGTAGCGCTCGCTCTCTTTGACTCCCAGGTCGAAATTCTTAATTTCCATACCAATAATAGTTGCTGACCTACCCTAGACGGGCAACTCAGGATTTGTCACCACGAGCGTATATGTCGGCACGCCTGCCGTCCGGGTCCCGCCTTCCGAAGTTTCGGGCTCGAAGTTTACCACATTCCGGTCCACCGGAATATCGCTGCACTCCGCCACTCCAGAACAGGCACAACTGCCGCAACAACTATTGCAATCGCACATAAAACAGAGTCGTGTAATCCGCCAGCGCTTTGAAAACGTTGGCCGTGCTCCCGCGCGCGAAAAGTGAAACCGTCTGATTCGCGCCGTCCGTTGTGGCGATGCCGATTACGGTTATCTTTCGCTGCTCACCGAGCGCTATGTGGTTGTTCAGCGTCTCGGTCCCAGCTACATCCCCGTTGTTCGAGGTGTTGCGCAGCTTCGCGTAAAACACGTCCGAAGTTGCAACCGCGCCGATGCCTTCGAATTCGACATTCGCAACTACCAAATACTTTCCGGCGACGGGCAGTAACACCTCCGCCTCTGAGGCGACAAAATCAACCTGCGCGTAAGAGAGCCCGATAGTGTCATCGGTGCCCGCGTCCTCCAGGTAAGACCCGTTGGTGCCCGTGGTCGTGTCTCCCTGCACTCCCTGCACTCCCTGCGGTCCCTGCGGGCCTGTCGGCCCGGTCACTGAGGCGCCAGGATACCCGGCCGGAATCACCACCTTGCCCGCCGGGATAGTGCCGGAGGCGGGGGTCGGAAGCTCGAACACGAGGCGGAGAAAAAGCACCCCATTGCCATCGTTTCCGTCCACGATAAACCAGCCGGACGTGTCGATGAAAATATACATGTCGTCCCGGATGGCGGGGTTGTATTGCGTCACCACCTGGACGTTCGGATTAGCCAGCGTCGGCTGTGTGAAAGACGCGAGGGTCACCGTGTAGGCGTTATTTCCGTTTGTGCCCGCTGCCCCTGTATTTCCTTTCGGACCAGTGAGCCCGACTATACCGTCCTCGAACAGACGAAGAAAATAGCACGCAAGACCTTCGTCGACGCCGCGCGGGTTCGCAGGGAGACCAACGTCCAGGCCGCATGGAAGAGACCACGACACAACGCCGTCGACTTCCGTCTTCACAACGGTGCCGAAAAACTGGGCCGTGAAATTCTCAATCTGGCTCGGCAGCGTCTCCGATGCCGCCGAATTGACCGGCAGACTACCGCATGGATTTTGGCAACTCATATTACTTTCTCAGTTTGTCAACTACCGGCCGAACGTCTCCGTCCTGGGCCTGCTTGTGCGCGGCCGTGAACGCGTCCACCAGCTTTGTGCGAATCGCGTCGTCTGGAACGTTATCGTCCACCCACTTTAGAAAATTCTTCCCGCCCTGCACGAGTTGGACGAAACCCTTGCCCGCGAGGCTGCCCGCCACGTTCATCACGCCAAGCCCAACCGCCGCGCCAGGATTCGCGACCGAGGCGGCAGTAAGCGCAAGCTTGCCAAGATGCCAGAGCATAAACACCAGCACCACAAACCCGCCCAGATAGGCAAAGTAAGGCACCTGAATCGCACCAGTGCCTTCAATTTTCTTTCCAGCATTTTCGTCATTCTCCTGTTTAAACGCATCAATTTTCGCGTCAAGTTTTGCCACCGCACGCCGCAAATCGGCCGCGACCGTTTCGCTCGGCTGCTTCGAAGGCGGACCCAGCGACGTAGACACGGCATCCGTCAATACTGCCGCCGTCTCCGCGTGCTGCACCAGATTCGTAGAAGCGTCCTCCAGGACAGCCGCGCGCACGGTCTGTTGCGTCTCCACCTTCGCCGCATAGGCGGCTTCCTTCTGAAGCTCAATCAGCCGAGAACTCTCGGCCGGAAATTTCTTCACCTTATCCTGAAAAAACTCCACCTTCTTCGGGATAAGGCCGCAGCCGGTCGAAAGCAACCCAAACGCAAGTAGAATTGCAAATAGCTTTTTCATTGGATTCTCAGGGCGCAGTCGGCGGGCCGGTCCTCTTCCGGAAAGGGGCACTCCACCGAGCCGGGGTTCAGCTTGCACGCGCGGCAAACAGCGGTCTCGTGCGCGCGAATCTTCCGCCACTTCGCGCGGTTGATTAAGACAGAGTAGACCGAGGCAACAAAAGCAGCGAGGCCCGCCGCGATGCTGATGGCGAGGCTCAAGTTAGCTGTGATTGCACTCATAAGAGTGCCGCCCCAGGCGAAATAAAGTAAAGGCTGGTCTTTCATGGCCTATCCTAAGAAATTACGGCCCAGGCAATGTCGCAAAGCTCTATCGAAACGTCTGCCTGGTCCCACCAGCACTGAATCGCATTTAACGTTCCGTTAGCACCTTCATCCACGGCTAAAGTCTGGGGGGCAGCAGTCCACTGATGGTTTGTCGCAGACGGTGGATTATTTTCTAGCTGGTTCAAGAACGCCTCCCTAGTAAAATCTGTTGCAACAGCGCCTATGTTCACAAGGCACTTAAAACTGTAATTTGGGCTTCCTTTTGTTATCTCAACGATAAACAAAGCCCTATCCGTGCCCGCACCTGCGGCCTGATTCCAGAGTCCCACCGTTGTTGACGCTACAATATCGCTCGCTGTTTGAGTGATAGTAGCACCCACACGCTTAGCCCCAAACCAGCTTGCCGTGCCCATGCTATAAAAAGTCGCGTTTCTTACCCAACTCGGAGCCCCAGAAACAACGCCAACGAAATGCTGGCAGGTGTTTACTCCAACCATATTGGTCACCCCCGCCCCAAACCCCAAGGCAAATCGCGGAGTCCCAAGCAAATTTCCGCCTGAATCCGTGCAATGCACACGCACACCCACTCGTATAACACTCCAAGTAGACGGCAGATTAATCAGTCTCCCGAACTGCGAGTTATTCAATTGAAGGGCTTTTTCATCCACTCCTCCAATGTTTCTCAGCATGATTGTCGAAGCCATAAAATTCTCAACTAAGCACTGCAACCGCCAAATCCGCAATCTCAATTTGAATAGAGGACCGGTCAAACCATACCTGCGCACTGCTCAACACACCACCCACCTCGTCAAAAGCGAGAGTTTGCGGCGTGTTACCATACGCATGCCCAGCTATTACCGGAGGGTCCACCACCATTTGCGCCAAAAACGTAGCCGCAGAAATGTTTTGCGCCACAGCACTGGTGTTGACCATGCCACTTATCGTGTAGTTTGGCGACCCTTTAGTAATGTCGCAAAACAGCACTTGCAAATCAGCCGCACCAAGGGCAGCGCCATTCCCAGACGCGACTTGATTTCCGCTAGAGGTGACATCCGCTGCCGTAAAGGTCAAAACAGACCCAACTTTTTTCGCTCCGTAATATCCAATTGTCCCCAGAGTATAAACAGTGGCCGACCTTATCCAAGCTCCGTTTGTCACAATCCCGATAAAGTTAGTCGCTGAATAATCTCCAAGTTGATTTGCGACCCCGCTCCCAAAACCGAGGCCAAAACGAGGCAACGCCATATTTAGTCCGGAATCAGTGCAGTGATACCTAATCCCTACACGTATCTTCGTCCAACCAACGGGTAGATTAACCAGCCGACCATACGCGCCACCAGACAAAACAATCGCCCTCTCTGGATTGCCACTGATTGTGCGTAGTAAAATAGTTGGGTTCATATCTACGTCGCGTAAACACCGCTCCAGCCAATTCCGCCATTTAATCCTGCAACCGCCGCCCCATTTGTGTATGTCTCAAAGCTGTCATGAGCATAAATTCTAACATAAGACTCCCGCGCAAAGTATGGTCCGGCCCACCTTATTCCAGCATTAAGCCCATCCACAGACGCCCCGTCTGTATACAACTCCATGGAATCATAGGCAGGCGAGCCAATAACAACGGTCTCGGCGCTCACCACATTAGAATAATCACTCACCACCCCAACGAGGCAATGCTGTTTTACCGCCAAATACGCCTTAGTCGCGGCCGACACATCTATACCCGATATAGAGTAACCCTCTTCACCGGGAAGCCCGGTTACCGGGATAATATCTACATCAGTTGCCCCGCTCATATCGCCGTTATCACTCTCGTAAATCACAACGCTACCGGGCACACAACACACTTTCGGCAATAGAACGTCCAATGTCACCGCTACGGCCCCAACGTAGTGCACAACTATTGTGGGCACTAAGTCTTCGGTAGTATCAGCGCACTCACCAAAAACTACAATAGGAGGCGGGCCATCTCCGGCATTCACTTCCCACTCGTCACACGGAAAAGCACCACCAGCCGGGATAGAATACATCAGCACCGCGTCGAACCTATACAACCCAGCCTCGAATCCGCCCGCCCCGTTAAGCACGGTGATAAAATAGTTAGACGCTGCGTTTACGTAGGTCACCACATCAAACTTAAGATAGCGACCATTCGCCGCTGCGGTGCCCGCCCCAGCTACATCAATAAAATCGGTGTCCGCCATACATTCCAGCCCAACCACCGCAATGATTATTTCAGCAGCCGCCGTGAAAAAAAGCCGCAAAATCTTTCGCCAAATGACGTGCAGAAAATCGCCCGGCCGAAAAATCACATCAGTGCCGGTGTGCAACGGGGCTAGCTGATTAACGCGGTCCAAAATCTTGCGGGAAATTTCCTCCAGCCCGTCGCCGGGCCGGAACAACATCGCATCTGTGGGAACGGTGACTTCGCTCCGGTTCAACACCTCTAGGATTTTACGCCATAGCGCCCACTGTGAGTCACCCGCTTGGAAAAGCGTATCACCCGTTGAGGGCACGATTTCAGAGAGCCGAATCAGTAGCTTGCGGGAAAGAGTCCAAAGAGTGTCCCCGGGGGCAAACTGCGTCGCCGAAGATGAGGGGGGGTATACAAACTCATTATGAATCGCCAGGAGTTTTCGGAATATATCCCACAGTTTATCAGCGGGGGCGAAATCGTTAGGCATAAAAGACGCGGATTCGATTAATGAGCGGCGGCGGTTATGGTCGCCGCCGCCGCTCAGTGTTCCCTACCCCGAAGTGCGAGGTCTACTCCTCACACACATTGATGTCCGTGTAGGTGTCCGCGCCGGTGTAGCTGGACGCCGCAGGAGCCGGGCACTCAATCAGGCCCAGGTCAGCAGGACAACGCTTGTAAAGAATCGGCACAATGTGCTGCGGGCGCAACGGGCGATAGGCGCGAGTAATCTGATACTTGTGCCAACCGAAATCGCCCCAGGTATTACACTCGTTGTCGATGATGTAATGCCATTCCAATTCGCCCATGTGCAACTGCGGGGCAAACTTGAACGTGCCTTCGCCGGTATACTTCTCCGGAGTGAGCCTCTCAAAGGAGCCATCAGCAATCAGGACACCAACTTCGTAGTCAGCATCCAACCATGCCGGATTGACCTTGGCGTAAGCGGTGCCCTTCGAGGCGTTCGCCACGATGGTGACCGGGTCCACAAGGGCCAGGGTGCCGTCTTCGTTGAAGCCGGTAGCTCGCAGAGGCCGCTGGTCAACACCGAATGCGAGGCCACGGTAGGCCGCGCTGGTCTCGAAGGAGTAGGCCGTCAGACTGGTTTCACCCAGCTTGTAGCCCCCTTCGGTCAGAGCGACCATGATGTTCTGCACGCCGACTTCCGAGCGAAAATACTCAACTTGGTCGGTGCCGCCAATGAACCGGAAGTGAGGCATTCCCTTGTCGCTGGAATACCACTCAGCAAACAGCACCTCGCGCATGTAGCGAGCGATGTAGTGCAGAGCCTTGAAGGTCATCGGACCCGTGGGCAGAATCGGAGCGAACTGGACGCCCAGGTCGGTCTCGCTGCCACCGGTGAAAAGCGAATTGAAGTCGTATCCGCCAGCCGCCGTGAACTTGGACGCCGAGCGCAGATACAACTGGGCGCGGATGTCCGCGTTGATGTATTGGACCATCAATTTCTTGATGGAGTCTTCAGCCATGACGTAGCTGCCCTTGAAGGCCGCATAGCCTTTCTTGACGCAGATGTTCGGACCGCGACCCCGGAAGCTCTCCAGCCGGGTCGTAAACTCAACGACGTCGGTCAAGTCCTGCGCGCCCTGCTGGCCGCAGATGTCGGTGTCGCAAACGAATGTGGGCACCGCCAGCGAATCACCGGGGGCTGCCTGCATCTGAACAACCGAGCGGATGGAATCAGAGACGCCAGACGGGAAGGTCCCGCCGCCGATTACGTTCATGTAGGGGCTGTTGGCTGCCAAGGCTTTGGCAATGGTTCCAACGAGGCGCGAGGTATCCTTGGAGGCAATATCAGAAATTGCCGAAGGGTCATCACAGAAAAAAGCCATAAACTTATCCTAACTATAAGACTATCTTACCCCGTCTTTCGGGCGTCTCAAGAAACTGCGAGACTCCAGGTTCCACTCTTGGCCAGCGAGCAGAAAAGTTAGGCCGTCTCCGGCGAGCCGCTTCGGAGGGTTAGGCTCCCTCAATAGTTACGCCCCTAATGGAGCCCGTCAATGGGACCCTCGCGCTTTTTGAAAGATTTTCTGCCGCCCACAAAGGTTGAAGGTTCATGTAATGAAAACACGCCCTCTGGTCGTCTGGCGCAAAGCCGCGCAACGGCATGTTTTGCATTCGCTCAGCACGCCACCCGCCCCCTTACCCGCTCCCTTACGCAGATAAAAAGCATCGAGCGGTTTTTCCACCTTGCACTTCGAACAAATCTTGGTCATGCGCGCGTCTTTTTTCGGTAGGCGTCCAACGCAAGGTCAATCGCTTCCTGCGTCTTAATCGAATGCAGCGTGACGCCGCCGTGATTAATCTGGTCGGTCATGTGCATCTTTCCTTCCGCGTGATTAGTCGGACAGCTACACCCACGCGGGAAAGTGCGATGACCGATTTTCCCTGCGTGGGCCAGCCGCATCAGATAGTGGTCGATAAACTTCATGTCGATGGACTCGTAAGTCACCAGCGCGGTAGCGGCAACCATCTGCTCCAGCGTGCGACGGGAACAAAAATAAGGCGGCTGAAATGCGAGGCGCCAATACGGCCAATCGGCCGGGCGAGTGTGACAGGTGTCGGAAGCCTCATGCGACCAAAACACGTCGGGCTCAAACCAAGACTCCGGCAGTTTCGGCGAAAGCACGAACGAATCGGAGTCGTTCATCAGATACCAGTCGTATTTGAATTCCAGGAGCACTTTCATGTGCTGCTTCTGGCGCTCCATCGACAAGTCCCCGATATACGCCCGCTGCCCAGAGAATCGGTAAATCAACCCTTGGTGGTTGTTCAAATCCGCCGAGGTAATCGGCGAATCAATCGGCGACATAATCACCACCGGGCACCCATGGTGCAAGTAGTATGGAAGCAGATTTTTCACCTGCCCCGCGTCGCCATTGTATCCGTGAACTGAAACCAGCGTCCTCCGATTATTCATTTGACCCCCGCTATGTCCGCGTCGACCATCTCCCTCACTAGCTGTTTAAACGTGGTTTTCGGTTTCCACCCCAGCTTCTCCGCCGCCTTCGAAGCGTCGCCCTGAAGCGCATCCACCTCAGAAGGCCGGAAAAATCTTGAATCAATTCGCACGAAATCCTTCCAATCAAGCCCAGCGCAAGAAAAAGCTTCCTCCGCAAACTCCCGAACGGAGTGCATCTCGCCGGTAGCAATCACATAGTCATCCGGCTTGTCCTGCTGAAGCATCCGCCACATCGCGTCAACGTAATCGCGCGCGTGGCCCCAGTCCCGCTTCGCCTCCAGGTTGCCAAGGCTCACGCAACTCTGAAGCCCCTTCAGAATGTTCGCAATCGCGAGCGTTATTTTGCGCGTCACAAAGTTCAAACCGCGAATCGGCGACTCATGGTTGTAGAGTATGCCGTTGCTGGCGTGCATGCCGTAAGCCTCGCGATAGTTTATTGTCGTGTAGTAGGCAAACACCTTCGCGCACGCGTAAGGGCTTCGCGGCTGGAACAAAGTTTTCTCGCTCTGTGGCGGAGGCGCGCTTCCGAACATTTCTGACGAACTTGCTTGATAGAAGCGTGGCAGACAATTAGAATTTCGAATAGCTTCCAGAAGCGTCAGAGACGACATCCCCGTCGCCTGCGCCGTGTAAACCGGGATGTCGAAGCTAATTCGAACGTGGCTCTGCGCGCCCAGGTTGTAAACCTCATCCGGCAGCGCCTCGTTCAACACCCGAATCAACGAGGACTCGTCTGTCAAATCCGCGTAGCGAAGATGGATTTTTTCTCCGTCGACCAACTCCTGAATACGCTCCGTGTTCGGGGTGCTCGCCCTTCGGACCACACCGAAGACTCGGTAGTCTTTCTCCAGAAGCAGCCGCGCTAAGTAAGCACCGTCCTGCCCCGTGATTCCTGTGATTAGCGCTGTTTTCATAAGCAACGTCGAAGAAAATCCGCATACGCGATTTCAAGGCCGGTTGCAAGCGGAACTTTGGGTTCCCACCCTAGCCCCTTAATCTTACTCGCGTCCATCGTTCGGTCCGGCGTGCCGTCCGGATACGCGGAGTCCCAAATAATCTCTCCCTTGAAAAAAGTAACCTCGCGAATCGCGTCGGCGAGTTGCCACAGTTCCACGGGGGCACCGCTACACACGTTCACCGGGCCGGGCTGGTTCCAGCGCTCCATCAGCGTGACAAAGGCGCTCGCGGCGTCATCGCTGTAGAGAAAGTCCCGAATCGGTTTGCCGGTCCCCCATAAAACTACACTCTCATCCCCCGCGACAAACGCCTCATGGAACTTTCGAATCATGCCCGGTATCACGTGCGAGAACCGAGGATGGTAGTTGTCCCCAGGCCCATACATATTCGTGGGCATCGTCGAGATAAAATTTGAATTGAACGCCGTCCGAAACGCATCGCATAACTTGATGCCACTAATCTTCGCGAGGGCGTAAAGTTCGTTCGAGGGCTCCAGCGCTCCCGTCAGCAAAGACTCTTCTTTCACTGGAGTCGCCGCGTGCTTCGGATACGCGCACGCGCTGCCGAGAAAGAGCAGCTTTTCCACCCCCCACTTGTGGGCGTTCGTGATGACGTTCAACTCCATCAGGATATTATCCCGAAACATATCAATCGCCTGATGCAGGTGCCCCACAATCCCGCCGACCTTCGCGGCGCAGTGAAACACGTAATCCGGCCGGTGCTCCCGAAAAAGCCGGTCCGTGTGATACTGGTCCCGCAGGTCATACACGGTGCTGGACGTCGTCACGATTTGCTCGAAGCCGCGTCTGTAAAGCTCCCGCACAATCGCGCGGCCCACCAAGCCCGCGCTTCCAGTAACTAAAATTTTACGATTTAAGTCCACTTTGTCCTTCCAGCATCCAGGTGCGACCGTAGTCAACGAGACATCCACTTTTATCGCCGTGCAGCCAGATAAGGCGCTCGGTCCGCATCTGCATATATTGTTCAACGGTGAAATGCGCCGAGTTGTAGTAGCTCCGCATTCGGTCGATGTTCGCCCAGCCCCACTTTCTGAACTGCTGAGCAAGCACGTAATCCCACCCGCCGGTCATATGCAAACGAGCCGAGGTGTTATTCACCCACGCCAGGAACGCCGGGTCACACGACAGCAAACAGTTGCCGTTGATATGCGTCGCGGGAAGCTGCACGAGAGGCCCGGCCTGATAGGTCGGCTTCTTCGCGTCCGCTTTGTCCCATTCCGTCGACATTTCCTCAACCCAATTTTGGACACAAGGCCCCCCGTCACCCTCACAGCAAAACACCGCCTTATACGCCGGACATGCTTTGGACTCGATGCTCTTAGTTACCCAGCGCATCGTTGACGCCCAAGTCCCATTGCACCCCTGCGGCCATCCAACCGGGCACTTGTCAGATTTATGAATGAAGGTGTTAAACTTGCGGGAAACGTATTTTACCACGGGTCCCGGAGGAGGCGAGCAATCGAACCGATGGGAAAATAGCAAATCCGCGCGCTCGGTGTGCTGCGGCTCCAGGTCGGCAAGAAACTTTGCTAGGCGCATCACCGCGCCAGCGTCGCCGCTCCAGTAGGTCAACGCGATAAGCAGTCGATTCGAGCCCGGCGTGTATCCCGCGCGCTTCTGGCCTTTCGCACAAGCCCGCTCCGCCAATACCGCTTCCCAAGCCCGGCCAGTTTTCATAGTTGTCCTGTGTTGCGCGGGCCATAAACGCAGGTCCCAATGTGCCCACACACCAGCCCCAGGTCCACATACGGCTGATGCCCGGCTGCCTTCGCGCGCAAGCAAAAACTTACGTCTTCCCCCGTCGAAAGCGGGTTCTCGTATTTCGCGACTGCCAAAGCTGTATCGAGCCGGTCGGCCGCGTTCATCGGCGCGCCGCCATCCCGCAAAAATTGGGCGACCGCTTGCACCTGCGTCGATAGGCTCGCCTCAGTCGACGTAAACCACTGCCCGCCCTTTCCGTCCTTCCTTCGCGCCAACTGCGGAAAGCGCTTCTCGATGTCCTCGTAAACGGTTCGATGCACAAGCAAACAGCCCGTAGCCACCCATCGCGTAGGCTTAATCAAATCATAAGGCCCTCTTCGCGCATAGGCGGCTTCGTGCGGCTGGTTGCCCTCACCATACATGGGGACGCCTTTGGGCTGCCGTCCGTAATACAACCCGCCCACCAAAGTTTTCTTGTGGCTCAGCAATCGGTCCAGTGCATTCAGCGCCATGAACTGACTGGGAAAATCGAAACCCGTGGTCGTGCGATACCACTCCTCGTGGCCGAACGGAATTACCATGTCGTCGTCCACGCTTAGCGCCCACTCGCATTTAGATGCCAGGAACGAATCCGCGCACGAGTTGCGCGAGTGCACCACAAACGCGTCGCCATGGTGTAGCGCCGTCGCGGTCTTTCTACGGTCAATCAACTGCGAGATGCAAAGCGACGTCAACGGCGAGACCTGCTTTTGCCAGGGTAGCATTATCAGCACCTTCCCGCCGTCATGCGGCTGAAAAGTATTCGACCGGGGCACCACTATGGGCGCCTCCGGTCCTGAAGCTACTCGGCCGTCCTCGCTCATGCTTTACCAGCAGCCGCCCTTTGTTCCATTACCTGACGAGCGATAGAATCCAGAGCGTCGCCCGTGTTCGTATTCAACGTTGTCGGCTTCGCTGCTGGAGTGCTCCCCGAGGCAGGCGCGCCGGATTCACGGAGGCGGCTAACACTCGCACCCTTCAATCGGTCGTATTTTTCCGTGACTGCGGTTAGGTCTTTTTTCAGTGTCTCCGCTTCCGCTTTCGTGCTGGCGTGCACGCGCTGAAGATTGAAAAGCTGGGCCATGCCCGCGATGAGGATGGCGCGCATCTGCGGGGAGTCGTCCTTAATCACATCCCCAATTTGACCGCGAAGCTCGCCCACAAATTTATTGTGCTCTTCCACATTCTTCTTCGCAGCCTCGTCCGCGTCAGCGGCAGGAGTCTTGTCCTTGAACCACTCCAGGGCTCCCAGCATCGGGTCCAGACTCGACTGCGTTGTGCGGGTGTGCTCCGTCGCCGCCTTCTGCCACTCCTCTTGGCGGGATTTAGTCCACTCCCCGATGTTGGTCTTGGCCTGCGCAATCGCTTGGTCCTTCTGATACTTCATCATCTCGATGTCCGCCAACTTGGACTCTACCAACCGTTGCGTCACCGGGTCATTGATTGCCTCGAAGAGCTTCGTAAGGATGGTCTTGTCCGGCCCGCCGAATTTCTTGATTTCGGCGATTACCTCCGGCGTCACAATCCCGGGGTGCTTCTGCAACTGTGCGTAGACAAAATCCCGCGCGGCCGTAATGCCCTTGTCGTGCTCCTTAAACTTCGGGTCGTAGTCGACGTCCAGTTTTGCGCGCCACTCGCGAAGCTCGGCCAGTTCCTTCTCGGCCTGTTGCTGCTCCGGGGTCGGCTTGCCTTTCGTTTTTTCCAACTCGCCAACCTGCGCCTTCAGCTTCTCAATCTCCTGGTCCCTCGCGGTAATCTCCTGCGCGGCCTTGATTTTCACCGTGGCAAAAGCTTCCGAAGATTTCGGGCTCGCACCCGGAGGCAGCCCCGGAGTGTCTTTGAAAATCTCCTCTGCTCGCTTCTGCGCCGGGTCCGGGGTGTTGGCGTCCGGCTTCGGCTCCACCTTAACGGGCGTAGAATCCGGCTTTGGCTCGGTCCTGGCCGCATCCGGTTTCGGCTCCACTCTAGCAGCATCCGGTTTCGGCTCCGGGTCCGGCTTCGGCACCACCTTCGCGGCTAGCGCGTCGAGCGCGGCCGAGGTGTTCGAAATGTCCTCCGGTGAAGAGGGCCGGTTCGAAGTGTCCTGGTCCGCCAACTTCGCGGCAACCTCGGCATTGTGCGCAGCAGCGGCACCCTCGCCGGGCTGTTTTCCAACCAATGGATTAATGTTGTCTGGCATAACTATTCTTTCGGGGCTGATTTAGGTTCCGCCGTTGCGGGCACGTCCCACGCGGAATCCAATTCCAACGGAGGATAATTTCCAACTGGCGCCTCCAGCGGAACAGAAGGATGCGCCAACGATTGAAAAAACTGGATAAGGGCCGTCTGCCCGCGCACCTCGCCGGACCGAATCAAAATCTTATTGACGTGGCCCGCCTCGTGCAATTGCGGAATCTGGTCGGCCAGTTTTACCAGCAACCTGCGGCCGGTCTCTGAGCCTAAAAACGACGCCAGTTTTTCGGCGTCTATGGACGTCCACTCGTCCGGCGAACTTACGATTGTATTAATCATTCGGGGTCTAGTGGGGGAACACCACCACGTTACATTGTCATTTCCTGTTCTTGGCCCATCTGCTGCTCTTGGCCCATTTGCTGCATCTGCGCCGCCTGCTGGTCAAGCTGCTTCAGCTCCGCTATCGCGGGGCCAATCTGTTTTACCAGTCGCCCGGCCTCCGCCAATGTCTCCGGCTTCACGCCTTGATTGAGCGCCATGTTGTAATGCTCCTGCAAGTGCGCAAGCATCGCTTCCAAAGTCTCCGTATCAAACTGGCCGGTCGCAAGGTTCGCCGCCATCTGCTGAGCGACAGGCATCAGCACACTAAGGTGAATCAGATGATTGTCGCGCGGGCTCACCGGCACCGGCTGCCCGTGAGACAGCAAAGTGATTTCAAGATTCTGCATCCGGTTCTGCTCCGCCTCTTCAGTCGGGTCAGAGTCCGGCAACAGCACGCGCTGAGAAAATTCGCTATCCATGCGAGCGCTCAGGTCTTCCACCTCAAGCTGCCGCTGGTTGTAAAGCGGGTTGCCGCGCTTCTCCTGCGCGAGGGCAACCACCATCTGTCGCTCCAGCGGCGTTAAATCGCTCACAGTGCTGGCCACGGGGTCGCTCGCAAGTTCGTCCAACTCCTCGCGCGTCATCGTTTCCTGCATCTCGCGTTGAAATTCCTTCGCATCTTTTTCAACCGTCTCCGGGTCGCAAATCCGAATCTGCATCATCTGAATCATCTGCGCGAACTGCTCCAGGAAGCGAGCAACTTTGACGTCCTTCCCTTCCTCTTCCCGCATCGCCAGCAAATTCCAAGCGGCCGGTGAACGCATACCCTCGCCCACGTCCACGCGCGGAGGTGAAACTGAGCCAATCAACTCGTTGACAAGCTGACCGAAAAACATATCGAGCTTTAGAAAAGGCTCAACGTCGCCGTCGATGCGCTGCTCCAAAACTTGCCAGCCGTTCGGGATGATTGCGTTGGTGCCCACGACCGCCATCCGGAAAGTATGCACCCGGCGGATGTCGCCCTGGATTAAAGTTTTGCCGGACATGATGAGCCGGTCTACAACCTCGTTCCGCGTCCGGTCCATCATGCCCGCTAATTCGTAGATGTCCCGCCCGATTCCTTTCGACCCGTGAAGCGTTCCGTTCCCGCGCTGGTAGGTGAAAAATGCCAGCATGCTTTCGGTGTTCGGGAAGCGGTCGTCCTTCGACTGCACCTCAAGCATCCCAGGTCCGCCCATCCGATAGTGCGAAACCTTGCCGGTCACTTCCTGGACGAGCAGCGAATAAACCGCGATGACCGAAATCCCGTTTGCGTAGCTCGCGCCCAAATTCAACTCGCGCTCAGCATTCTGATACCACGACTCAACCGTGCCGCCCTGGTTCAATTGGTCGCGAAGCTGTGAAGGCGAAGCAGTGTTGATAAGCTCGATGGTGTTCGGGATGTTATAGCCTGCCTCTTCGGCGGCTGACCTATCTTTAATCTGTGCGTAAAGTTCGTGAGGGAGATAAACTTCCTTGAGCACGACAGCTTGTGCCAGACGAGGCTCGGCCTTCGTTCCGTCAGAGACCGCTGACTCGTCCTGCTTGAACGCCTTGGGGAACCAAGTAAATTCATCCAGACAAGCAACAATGCAGTGGCCAAAAAGCGCGTTCTCAAATGAGATGTCCTCCAGTAAAGTTTTCCAACCCTTGCGCGCGCGAATCAGCTTCGTGATTTTCTCGCGGAACGTCTCTGTCTTCTGTCGACTGTTCTCCCACTTATTCGACAAAGAAGAATTGGTAAAATATTTCAGCCCGTCAATCACCGCGACCAGCCGGGGGCCGACCTTCTCAATCATCGTGGGCAAGGGCTTGGTCGTGAAATTCTGGCGCCACCCCAGCCCCTCGTTCTCCAGCTTTACAGAATCATAAGGTCTCTCCGCATTATACTTCGCAAGGATTCGCGAATTGATAGTCTGCCGCCGCCGGTTCGCCTCGGTTATGGTCTTGGTAACTTCGCGCGCCTGCTCGATGCTATTAATCGACCGCTGAGTCGGTTTCCCCTGCGCGTTCACCAGCGGGCTCTGAATAAGGCCCGTCGGGGAATCACCACGGGAACCAAGCAAACTAAGGTTATCGGTCGGCATATCTCTGCAACAATCAGGAGTCGCGCTAATCCTCCAGACGGTCAACCTTCTTTCGCCAAACGGCCTTCCAATAGCCCTTGGGGCACGACTCAACGGCAATCATCGTCTTGGCCTCCGCCATGCAGCAACAGACTTCACACTGCGCCCCATCAAAAAAAGGGCAGTGCTGGCAAGTCAGCCATCGAACTCCGCCCGTCATGGGGTCGACCAGGACTTCATAGCCGCGCATCCGCGCGCGCTGCACGCGCAGGAACGACTTCACAAAATTCTTGAAGCATCGGAATATCATATCGTTTTCTTTCGCCAACATTGCGGAGGCAGCCCCGGGTTGTCCACGGCTGCCTGCTCAAAACTCACCGCGCAGCTCAAGTCTTCCCCCAGAATCGCGCACGCGTTTAAACGCCCATCCACGGGCCGCTTGCCCAGAATCGTCTTTCGCAACTCCGCGACAGCCGCTTTACATGCTGAGCACCCGCCAGGGAGCGGATGATTTTGAGGGCAGGCCGCGCACACATTCACCCGGCTCAGCCGAGTTTCATTCGTCACGAAAATCAACCGTTCGGCGCCGATTTGCTTCATCTCCGCCAGCCACCGAAGCACCCGACTTTTTAAGGAAGCAATCACCCGCGCCCGCTGCGTGGTGTTGTCCACCTCATGGCAGAGAGTCGGGTTTGTCTGACACGCTTGGTTAATAACCTCCTCCGCCGGATTTCCTGGAGGGAGGCCAGCCCGCTTCCGGTAGCCAATCACCCGAGCGATTACGCCCGCCCAGGAACTCCCGTGCACCCAAGCGCCATCAGATTCTTTGAACCGGTGCCCTCCAGAGGGGTAGATATTCTTGTTAATGAGCTTCATAAGATAGAGTGTTCGAGCCGTTCCATGGCCGACATCGTGGTGTCTAAGTGCTGCGTTCGATTCGTGTCGTCCACCCGCACGCCCCCCGGATACATCCAGGTCGTCCAATCATCCTCTTCTGTCCCAGGCATGTCGACCCGCGCCCCGCGCATGGAAAAAGTTACCCCGCTTCCTCTGCGGGCCGCGTGCACGAGTAGCGAGAGGGAATCAGCCTCGCCGGGCGATTGGAAGCCGCGCGCCTTGTAGTCCTTCTTCGATTCCACTTTGTGCCTGCCGGAAATCACCCGGAAGCGCCGCTGGCATAGCTGCTGCGAGAGTTTGCCCATGTCCAACTGCGGGTGAATCAGCAGATAGCCAAACTCCATCCAGGTCCGCATCGCAAACCAGAGCACCGAATACATCCGCTCGTATTGCTCTTTGCAGGTCTTGGTGTCCTCCATCATCAGCCGGTCCTCACCGGCCCCCTCGGAATAATTCACGTCGTGAATCAGACTTGACCACTCGTAGCGAATCAGGTCGGCCACCCCGGCACCATGCCCGGTTCGGTCGCAGGAAAAATACAGCGGCATCACCCCGGCTTTCCGGTTTGTGTCTAAGACCATATTTTTCATCGCCACTGTCTCCCCCTTTGGGAGGACAAACTGCTGCTCTGCTAAGAGCCCATAACGCGGAACCACACCCCCGGAGCCGTCCTTGAACATCACCGTGCGGCCGTTCGGATACTCAATCGAGGGCGGATATTTGATACCGGAAGCGAGCCCCCACTTGCCGATTGTGTAGACACATTCGTCCCCACCTTCCAGCGCCAAGTCACACGCGCCCACTGAGAGCGGGTCGTTATACCAAACAAATTCCCCGCGCGCCTTCCCCAGCATTCCCGGCGCGATGACCGTAGCCTCCAGCCCAATCAATGGGTAGAGCCCGCGCCCCATCGTTCGATACCCTGGCGCTTGGCGACCACCTGCGTTAATCGCAATTTTCTCTAGGCCTTCCACCGTCTGGAGCCCCGCGTATATCACGCGCTTCTGCACCACATTCTCGCACCGCTCGCCGTCCAGCCGCAAAACGTCCCACCCACGAACAGACTTCCACCGAAAATGTTTATCCTCGTCCAGGTTCTCCCAGCCGAAAATCGGCTCTGCTCGCTGCGCGACCTTCGACGCCGGGTCGCTCGGGTTGTAAGCGCCAAACAACTTAAAGCCATGGTGCATTTGGTCCAGTTCCGAGAGCACGTTGTCAATGTCCATCCAGACGCCATCCGGAACGTTCTCGATTTCGTCGATGAAAATGAACATCCGGGACAACTCCCCGAACACGGGGTGCACCTGGGGTCTCGGCCGTCTATGGCCACCTTGCAACCGGCCCGCCTTCTTCGTGTTTCCCTTCGGAATAACCACGCCGCGAATCGAGGAAAGCTGGTCGCGCCGGTCCATTCCGATGAACAAATCGCCGATTTCGCCCGGCATCGGAAGGGTCGCGTGCTGGTGAAGAGAAACTAAATGCGAAAATAAGTTTTGCTCCAGGTGATTCTCGCTGGGGCCGAGCACTCGAATGCCCGTCCACTTCGGGTCTCGGACCCACTCCAGGAACAGCCGCACCCCCATCGAAAAGCTTTTTCCGAGGCGCGCGGCGCCCATAATCAGCCCCGTATCAGTCTCCTCGAACAGCTTCCACACCTCTTGAACACTTCCAGGACTCGGCGTGAACTGGTTTGGGGTCCAAAGCATCTGTGCCGCCTCGGAAAACATCCCGAGCCCCATTAGCTGGTGGAGGAACGAGAGCAGCACCGGGTGAGACTTCTTCGGATTGTCCCCCGGGTTGATTTTGAATTTCGGGATTTGCAGCGCCGCCGCAACAGTGCGCGACGCCTCTATGTGCCGTTCCTTGTGAAGAAGGCCTGCAACCTCCGCCGCTAACGTCGCAACCTGGGCTTTAGATAAATCCATGCTGCGCGACGTCCTCCCGCGTAACGTTAGCCGGAAATACCTTCAGTCCCTTCAGTTTTTGCGTTGTCCGGACACAAGCTTGCTTTGCTATCTGAACCGTTTTTCGGTCCAGTGCGCAATTGAAAGTGCGCAGCGTGGTAAGCAAACCGCCGCCCGCCTGCTCTACAGCCCGGCGGGCAGGCTTGGAAAGAATGAGACGGGGGGAAAATCCATGGGCCTCCCAGGACCGCATCCAGGGGCCGACGAGCCCGACATATCGGGGCTCATAGACAGAGAACACTTGAACAGCGCGACGCACACACAAGAGTTGCGCGAATCCAAGCGAGCGACAACTATCTTATAAACCCATCCGCTTTGCCTGCTTGGCGAGAATCTGGAAAACGCTCGAACGGCGCCACTCGTTGCCGAACATTGTCCGGAACCCGGCCGCATTCAGCCGGTCGGCAATCTCCTGGTAGGTGTCGCACACCTTCGAAAGCTCCAGCATCGTTCTAATCACGGCCTTCTCGGAGTCTTTCGTGCCGTAAGGGATGGGGCCTTCGCATCTCCCCGTGGCTTCCCGCTTCCGGTCCCGGGCCTTCTTTAACTTCAACACCAGGGCGGATTTCTCCCACTCTGCCAGCGCCCCGAGCACCTGCCGAATTAGCTTCCGGGTTGGGTCTCCCCCATCGCTGGCCATGTCCACCAGAACGCCCTGGTCGGCCGCGTAGACCTGGACCCCGCGCTCCCGGCATTCTTTGAGCAAGAATTCCTGCACCATCAGGTCACGGGCAAGCCGGTCCATCCGCTCCACCACAATCGCGGAGGGATTCGATTCGAGCATCCGGGAAAACTCCGGCCGGTCCATGCCTTCCACTGTTCCCGAAACGCCCTTCTCGAAAAACGGGTTGTCGGTCGTGGCAAGATTGTGCTGGGCCGAAAACGCGCGAATGGCATCGAGCTGGCGCTCCGGTCCGTCCTTGTCGATTTGCCCGGCGCCGGAGACCCGAATATAGTAGCAAACTCGTTTCACGCCTTTGCCTCCGACACGCTGAACCCGTAAAGCTCAAGCTCCTGCTTCAGCTCCCGGGCCTGCTGCGGAGTAAGAATCTCATACACCGCGCCGTTTGCCAGCGCCGCCCGGCGGTCAAGCCACCAGGACATGGCCGCGCTGCTCTGATATTCGACCCGCACGCTATGCTCGCTCCAGAGACGTATAGAGAAATCATGCGACACCGGCCGATAGTAACCCTTGCAGCCGATTCGCGGTTTCGCGTCAAAGCCAGCGCTGGACGAAAAGCGGCAGGGCGTATTCGTGAGGTCCCAGTGTTCGGAGTGCCCGTCCGCAAAATAGAAAGAGGTGTTCGCGTGGCCAACCCAGTTCAACGCCTCGGATTGTGGCACCACGCGGGGCTCGTCCTGCGTGTAGCCCGCGCCCATCCAGGCACCATTGCGCGAACGCCGATAATTGCCGTGGCCGCGCAGGACCACGACGTGAGTGTTTTCTTTACCCGCCAAAAGAGCTTTGACTTGTTCTTGATTCATCTTATTTGCAGTTTAAACGAGAGCCGCGCAAAAGTCAACATTTATTTTTAACGTGGCGGAGCCAGCCTCGCGGTTTCGGCTGACTCCGCCTCGCACGCAACGGCGGTTTTCTAAATCCGCTCGCCGTCCGCACGTTCCTGCTCTGGGGAAGCGGGCATTGCGACCACCGTCCGGAACTTGCGCTCAAACGCACCGGCTAGTATCCCACAGGGGTTCATCCTCTTTGTGTTCCCCAAAATCACTTCAGATAATGAAAGCCAAATCGTAAGCGGCCATGGGCTCCTTGACGCTGCCGCAAAAGCTGGCCACCATCTGGCCGCGCAGCACAACGCCGTCCTTCTCGACTTCGACATCCCAGGTCTTAGACTCAAAGCCCCGATAACTCGCCTTCAACAGCGTGACGCTGGCGCCCGTCGCCTCAATAGCGGCCCAGACGGCACTAACCGGCTGCCAAGCATCATCGCGGAAAATGCCGGAGATAAGATTGCCCACGGCCCGGTAAATCTGGTTGCGAAGTTTTCGTTTCATACGCGGGACAAACCCATTGCCCACCGAAAATCAACCCACACACTGAGAACAGACCGCAACTCGTGGTGTGTCCTGCCAGAGTGCCGCTGGTATAACCGATGCGGGGTGCGCCAAAGCTCCAGGCCGCTCGGTAGTATCACCGTCCATTCTCGTTTGCTCTTCTTCATCACAAGAGCAGTCTAACAGACCCGAACCAAAAAGCAAGCCCTCTACGTAAAGTAGAAGGCTGCCTTATCCAGAGTATTACGAGCCGGGCCGCGAAGCGGGAGACCGCTCACTGCTGGAAATCACAAAGCTTGGTCGGCGTCAAGCCACTGGAACGGCAACGTTGAATCGCTAACGTTCATCCACCACGCAAACGCCATCAAGGCCGCGTAAGGATACGTCTTCAGCATGTCCTTGGACTTCGTGTCATTCCGGATAAAGTTGACGTCATCCGACACCGGCAGAAGCCGGTCAATCACATTCGCGTCCAATGGCGTGTTGGGCGCCTTGTCTAAAAGCGCAATCAGGTCCGCGAGAATCGCAGCATTAGCAACGGAGAGCGATATAGGACCCCAAAAGCCAAGAGACCCCCACTCCAACAACGCGCTAAAAGGCGCGTCGTCGAAACGCGAAATAAAAGCGGCCCGGTCCGTATAGCAGCCTGCGGAAACTGCCCAAACCGACATTCGCTCAATTGCGGTTGCGGTGATGTCGTTCTGCGGAGCCGCCGCCACTTCGTTAATCAGTGCCTCAAAGGCTGTCGACTCGTCTGCGGTCAAAGGAAATACCATACCTTCAATAGTTACCCCGCCTCCGGGGAGAGACAACGCGAAAAATTCTTCAAGTGGCGCAGTGCACCGTCGACTTCAAACGCTGTTGCCAAAGGAACAATGCGTTCCTGCGCCTGCCCTCCATCGAGGAGGACCAGACCAGCGCGTTCCGTTTTGCCCAGTCCCAGGCCCGCAGTTCTTTCAGGTAGCGCGTCTGAATTTCGGTCGTGAAGAGATGGCCCAACTCGTGAAGCGCCACTGCATAATCTTCGCGGGTGAGCACCGGGAAAATCCAGATTATCCGCGCCCTGGGCCAGCAACCTGCGGCCTCGTTCACAAGCCGGATTCCCACCCGGCGCTGCTTCGCGAGGCGCAGGATATGGGCGCGAAAATTCATTTCTCGGGAGCCCAATTCCAAGCCCACCGGTCTGCGTGAATCTCCCGCTCCACCATCCACTGATTATCCAGACGCGACTCGAAGTCCGCCGACACCTCGATGGTGATGATTATTTTACGCCGAGGGGTCCCCACATCCAGAGGAGGAAGCGATGCGTTAGGGGTGTATCCAGGACCCGTCACTTCACACATAGCATTCCTCTTTCAGTCTCGGCGAGCAGGTCGCCCGCCGCGAGTGACACGGCAACGCGGGCGTCTGACAAGGCATCCATCGCGAGGACGAAATGCGCCTCCGCGATGAATCGCTCCGCCGCCGCAATGCGCGCCTTCGCACGCTCAAGCCGGGCGATTAGCTTTTTGTGGTCTTCGGCGAGCATTCTTTTTTGCCTCGTCCAGTTGGGCGATTAAGTCGTCGATGTCAGCTTCCAGGGTATTGCAGCGGCTTTCGTAGGCAGCGACAGTGGCCTGAAAATACTTTGCGTCGGACTCTCGGACCGCGCGCACGGTTTCGATGGCTTGGTCCTTCGCTGCAATAGTCTTCCGGTGTTCAACACAGCGCTGTTCCAAGAGATGGATTTGCGCCTGAAGTCCGGCAAACACGAGTTGATGCGTTCTAAACTCTACGTTCATATTTCAAAGTCTACCACAGGCCCGGCCCCGTTTGTCTGGCTTTCTACGTTTGGCAACTCTGGCAGTTCTGCGACTTGAAAGATAGGCAAAGAAACCTCCGCTTTTGAGAGCCGCAAGAAGAGGCGTCCAGGAGGCACGAGAGACCTGCATTCCGTAATACCGTCCGATGCGAGCGACGTCGTCCAGAACCACCCCCGGTCCAACGCCAGGGCTGCCCTTGCGAGGCACTCGTCGACTTCGGTGTCCGTCATTTTTTCGCATCCGTCCCAGTAGTTCATCCCGCCAATGCCGCCAGGAAATTAGTGTTGGGACTGGTCATATATGGCGTACCCGGACCGGGCACTGGCGTATTGTCGATGATACATTTCTTAACCACGAGGTAGATGACGACTCCCCAGATAATCACACTCACGATGATAATCACGATGATGCATCCGGCGTGCTGTGGCGCGACCGGCGATAGTTCCACGAAATCGGCCAGCGGTGTGCAGGGGTCCACAACTCTTTCCACCGTGAGCACTTCATTATCACCACAGCCAATCTCCTGCGCGACTATCGCCGCAAGCTCCGCCTCGGGCACCCCGCTCTGAAGCGCTGTGTAAAGCCGTTGCTTGAAGCAGTCGCTCATCGGCAGGCTGCTGTCCGGGGCCGTTGGCAGTGCTGGCAAGGCCGAGGTATGCCCGGTGCACGGAAGATAGGCGAGTGAATTACACAGCAGCACAATGATGGCTACTGCCCAATATGGCCTTAATTTCATATCTTGAAAAAACTTGTCCAGGTCGGTTTCGGATTTTTCTGCTCCCAGTCCTCGCTCGCTAGGCGCACGAGCTTCGACACGTCTGCGGGCGACCTTGCGGGAAAATCCGAATAAGCGCGGATTATATTCGAGATAACGAGACTTGCTCTGCCAGCATACCACGCGTCCATCGCTTGACAGAATTCTTTGAACTCTTCCGCTGTTACCGTGATATTCACTTGCCCACCTCCAGCGCGGTCCAAGGCGCGGGGTGCGAGGTTACATAAGCTAGGCTGAAAGCCACCGCGAATAGCAACACAAAAAACGCCAGCAACTCCAGAAGCATGCGCGCGTCCCCGTCTCTCTGCCAAGCCGCCCTCGCCAAGGCCCAGAGTGCCCAACCCACCAACCCTGACACCCCCACTGCCGACAATATAAGCACCGCCGAACACAGAAGATATAGCATCATTCTCTCGCCTTCCTTTGAATTTCCGGCCACTCGGTTTCCCAGGTTTCCGGATGTTCACGTTTAAACTGCTGAAAAATCTCCGCCTCCTGCGCATTGAAATCGTTTGTGGCGATTTCGTTTTCCCTCCACCGGCGCCGCACTTCTCGGAGCCGCGCAATCATTGGTTGTGCGAATGAATCGAATTAGTGCAGTTGCCTTTGTGCGTCAGCGAATAGGACCCCTGGTAGTGTCTGAACCGAAAATACTCGCAGCCCTCGATAACGCAGATGGCATACTCCGGGGGTGGAACAAGGGGCGGAACAAAACGTGGCGCTGGAGGGGTCCGGCCTGGGGCGCTGGCAATTTCGCCAAAGCAAACCACGGCCACAATCAGCAACGCCGTCCAGCCGACCGGCTCCAAGATGTCGTTAGCGCTCATAGGTAGGGAAAAAACTTTTTCAGGGGCCGCTGGAACCAGGACGGCGGTTTCGGGGCCCACAAAACTCCGGCGGGGCCGCAGCCGTCTGGTTCGCTCCGCTCCTCGCGGCAAGTCCCGAAATAAAGCTCTCCCGTTACCGGGCACTGGTCCTGAAGTGACGTCGGGTGCATACACACGCGGCCGTCACTGTGCTTGCAATCCTTGCAGAATTTGTAGGTCAAAAAAGGCATAGGCATTACAACTGGCTGATGTATTGCTCCCTCGCTTCGGGGGAGAGCGCCAGAAACGCTTTCCGCTGCGCTTGGTCCTGGCACTCCGCGTGCACCTGAGTAGAGCCCGCCGGTTCCTCGGATGAGAAAAGCTTCGACCGAGTGTCTGAATCAGGAAAAGGTTTATTGCAGTAGCCGCATCGGGGGCCGGAGCCGGTCTCGGCCAGCGCGCGCGTGCTAATCTCGGACCAGGACGGTCTGGGCTCGCCGGGCTCCTTTATGAGCCGCCAAACCAAGTCCCGGGCTTCAGCAGTGTCGCTCTTCCCTTGCCTCGCGCTTTCAATCAAGTGGAGAATCTGGTCAATCTGCGAGGAGATGAAAAGGTCCGGGGATTCGACGGGGCCGCACGCGAGAGCCAACTGAGTGGCCGCAACCCGCCATCGGCGCAACTCTTCCGTCATCTTGAACCCCGGAGCCGCGCATAAATCGCACGCCTCTGCCGAGGAGCATCCGCACGCCGTTTTCATTTCACTCATACCCCGAGAATATCACGCGCCCGGCGCGTCCGTCTGGCTTTTTACCGGCCGGTGCGCCGCCCTCCACGCGCGTGCCGCCGCTCGCGCCCGTTGTTTTCGCTCCTCGTCCGTATAGCGCCTCGGCGCCCCACGTTTTGCGCCGGTCGCCCGGGAGGGGCGCCGCCTAGCGCGAGCCCGGTCCTTGGCCCGTATGCTGTCGATATTTTCTGCCCGCCACGCCGCTGCCCGCGCCGCATGCCGTTGCCGATAAACCTTGGCCTTCTCCGCCTTAGAAAGCCGTCGCTCCGTAGGTAATGCCTCGCTCACGACTAAACCCGCCAATTCCCGCACAAGCAAGTCTTGCATGCCAAACAGTCACCACGTCAGCTATGCCGTCAACTAGCGAAATAAAAATTCGCTCCACGATAATATTTGGCGTTTAAACAGGACAGTATTTTTTCCGCGGTAGCTAAGTCTTTGCACTGGATATATTTAGAAAGCGAGGCTTCCCGCGCGCAGTCCCCCCACGGGCAAACCCCTACGGGTAGGGGGTGGGGGTCGGCCAACGTTAACGTTAAAGTAGCCCAGGGACCTCCGGGTCGGCCTGCGGAGCCCGAGAGGCGTTCGCGGTTCTTTAGATGGGAGAACGGCGAGCCACTAAGGGTGCCCGAAGTGTCCAGAAATAGGACGTGCCAAAGCGGCTCACCCGCTGGCGTTAACGTTAACGGACCATCAGGCCGGGCCAGGGGATGGGGCTCGCCGCTTACCCTAGCTCGCCGTGACAAGGCATTGTCAACTGGCGGGGGCAGGCCGAGGGGGAAGATTTATCGGCTGCCCATTAGGGGCGAACACTCCAGCCATAACACCTTCATTGATGCGCTCCTCGGCCATAGCCGTCTGAGCGTTCAGGATGGCAGCGCCTACGGGGCTCTGTCTGCCTACGTTGGCCATAGCATCCGCAATTGCAGCGTGTATCTCGGCGCTGCTCGCCTCCTCGTTGCCGCTCTCACGCTTGCGGTCGCGCTCCGCCGTCGAGTCCGCCAGGGCCATGTAAAGCATATGATGCACCTTCTCTAGGCTTGCAGTCAGGTCGGCAAACGGCCGAGCATTCAATGCCGTGGTCTCTGAGACCGTGCCGTCCTTCGCCGTCTTAACAGTCGTAGTCATCATATACTTTAGCAACTCTTCTTCGCTAAAGCCCGTGAGCTTGGACACAACGCGGTCAAGGAAAAGCCTCATGCGATGCGCCTGAACGAAGTTCATCGCCCGAGAAATTGCGCGCTCCACATCGCCAGGGCGCCCGCTCTTCTTCAGCTTAATAATCGAGGCAAGCTTCAATTGCCAATCATCGTCGCGGGCCATCTGCAAGACGTCAATAGGCTGAAGCCCACACGCGGCAGCCGTTCGCTCCACATCGCCGCAGAACGTGGCATAGAGTTGGAACACGTAATTCGCGTCTACCTTAATCGGGTCATCAGCCATAGCGGTTGCCATCTTCTCCTTTGCCTCAATGATTCGGGCGCAGGTCTCAGCAAACTTCTTCTTCTGGGAGTGGTGGAGACCGAGCTTTCTCATTTGCGCAGCGCAACCACAAACGACTTGGCGACGGGCCAGTTCCTCGTGGTCTTCACGAAGCCATCACGATACCAGCCGAGCCCTCGCGGGCCGCGCATCCACATGAACCAGCCTTCGGGCTCGTGGTCCGGAACGCCATCGTCGGCCAGGAAAAGCCTAGCGCCGCACTGGGTGCACCGGCGCTCAACGCTGTTGATGGACTTCTGCTTGCACTTGGGGCAGTGCGTTTGGGGTAGGTTTTTGGGCATCTTTCCATTCCTTTCGTCGGCGCAGGCGCGATTCCTTCCTCGCCTGCTCGGCGAGCTGGAGCACATCGGGGCTGCTCACATTCTGGAAAAGGCCTTTGGCCGTGGCGTTTGGTTTCACCAGACCAACAGTTTCCAGATTGGGCCTGAGCGTCAACCCTCAAAGTCCCGCACGGGAACAATCTGGGCGTCAGTGCCCGGTTGGAGGAGAAAACATCCCGAACGGGAACTTGCCGGGGGCTCGGGGATTCGAGGGCCTGAGGATTCGAGGCTCCGGGTGACCGTTTTGCCATTCAAAAAATGTGGGCAATGGGCACCGCCCCGTGAATCCTATTATGATGATGTAAGGCCACGATGGCGCAAGCGTAGCAACCGGACCCTATCCTACTCTGTATGACATAATGTAATTACAAGCTTATTATATAGAAGATTGATGATGTTATATAAGAGGTTATATTAGATAATACAGAGTAGTATAGGGTCCGGTTGCTACGCTTGCGCCATCGTGGATTCGCCTCATCCTAGTATTTAAAAGCCAGACGGGCGAGGCCGGAGTGTGCTACCCTTGCGGCGATATGGTGATTTACAAAACGAGCGAGACCTTGACTGCGTTAGCAAACAAGCTGAGCCTCTTTGCCTTCGACATCCCGCTGGAGGAGCCGGAGCATACTCAGCTAGCGAACGCGACCGCAACATCCAAGAACTACATGCCCCACAATGTGCAGCGCCAGGGCTGTGACTGGTCCTTCAAAGGCTGCTTGGGCTTCGGCAAGTTCCGGGTGCCAATCGTGAACAGCAGCCGCCGCGAGGTGGACAAGCGCACCGATGGGCAGCGCCTGGACGCAGTGGCGCGCATCATGGATGCTGCCGCATATTTTTTCCGCGACAACCGGCGCCTTGGTGCTCTTTGGAATTTTTCCATGGAGCACGCGAAAACCGATTTGACGAGCCAGGAAAATCTTTTTCACCATTTCACTGAAGTGCAGGCCGAGCTGATTGACCTGGGCGTGATTAGCCGCCATCCCATGTCCCGAAAGGGACCCGCCACCGTTCCGCCTCTGAAACAAGTGGAAGCCGCTTTTCTGCTGGCCCGGGACGAGTCGATAAGGCAGGACGCGAAACGCACCGAAGAGTTTACGAAGCTGCGGGAAGAGTTGAGCCAGCTTCGTGCGGCGCACAACCAGCTTGTGCTGCTGCTCACGACCCTTATGGAAAGGATGCCTATGGTGCCCGGCCCCTCAGTGAACCCGTCCCCAATTGAGAGGATACCGAAATGATTAGACGAGATATACCGCCCGTGGTGATGGACCGCGCGACGGGAGCCGAGAGTTTTACCTATCGTGGCATTATGGTGTCAAACACCTACTTCACCCGGCCTTGGGAGTTCATGCTCGGTGGCGAGAAGGTCGTGTTGAAATCCAAACAGGCCGTGATTAAACGCATCGACCAGCACCTTAATGCTTCGGTCGGAAACCAAGATGCTGCGCCCGTGGCCGTAGAAGGAACAAAGCAATGAGTGTGGAACTGAATGATGCGGGCTCGTGCAAAGCCCGCAGGATTTTCTGGAGGGATACGGCAAGCTGTCCGACTTCGGCATCACCTGGAAGGTAGAGCCGCGTGTTGCGGAGAACCTATGATACCTAAACCTGGAGATGACTTGATTGACACCACGCGCCAGTGGGCCATTTACAGTTCTCACACGAACGAGGTGCTGGACATCGGCAGCGACCCTGACGAAGTGCGCAAAGCTGTGTGCCTGCGCATCGGTGACGTGTGGCACAAGGCGTATTCGCTTGGTTTCCGCCTCGTGGAGGTAACGGTCACCCACCGAATCGTGAGTGTGTTGCAGGAGGATTAGCCAGCCATGGATTTTCTTTTGCTCAAATGCCTGAAGCCCGGGTGCCCTAGGACTCGGCGAGTCTCTCGTGAAATCTGCCGGGACGTGCCTGCGACTGCGGTTGAGATTCGCAGTTTTTGCCCATGGCACTGCCGCGAGGGCGACAAGGCGTATCCGGAAGTTTACTTCGATGCAGCAGGCCGCGAGGTAGAAAGCCAGACGAAAACCAGTTCTTTCTGATACTCTTTTTCCAATGAATGAGCAACCAATCAATTTGAGGCAGCCCATGCAGTGGGACGAAGCAATCAAAATCCGCAAAGCCTTTCTCCGGCTGCGGGAGTTGAGCGATTCGAAAATTATCACCAAGGATTCTGACGCAGAGAAACGCCTGCTCACCGAGTATTTGAACAAGTCGGCGGTCCAGCACTTTAATGAACTGATGGGCTGCTGGTTCGTAGTCACCAGGGAATACCAGCCCCTGATTGACGCGCTGATTCCCCTCGTGGGTCGGGCTATCCAGTCTATGCAGCAACCAGCAGCGGCACCGGAGCCAGCATCAGAGGAGCAGCCAAGCAACGTCATCGAACTCCCGAAATCCTAATCCCGCATTATGCCAGCACTCGATTTGACTAAACCAGTTCAAACCCGCGACGGTCGCCCGGTGAGAATCCTGTGCACCGACCGCAAGGGCACCGCATACCCCGTAGTTGCGTTGGTTGGCGGTGACCGCCAAGAGGTAATCATGGTTACCGAGAGCGGCAGGCACTTTTCAGGTGAAGAGAATAAATCTGATTTGGTAAACGTGCCCGTGAAAATCGAAATCCCGGAGGTGTGGTTGAACGTTTTCCGGGAGGCTGACGGGGCTTTGTGCGTTGACGCTTACCGAAGCAGAGAAGAGGCGGACGCGTGGGCCGACAAGAGGGTGGTGGCGTGCATCCCTATAACAGTGAGTTGCAACGAAGGCGACGGACTTTGATATGGACACAAACACAAGAGACTTGCTGAACCACCAAGCCGGGAAGGGCGACAAAGAGCGCTCTCCCGGCTGGCGGGAGAACTATCCGGAAATTGAGTGGGGAAAACCGACAGAGGGATTCGTCGAGGTGCGCCCCGGAAAGGTTCGAAAGGTTTATGGAGTGGATAGGGGTTGATTTAGACCGCACGCTCGCCTATTTCGACGTGTGGCAAGGCCCGGAGCACATCGGGGCTCCAATCCCGGCCATGCTGGAGCGAGTCAAGCTGTGGCTCGCCGAAGGCAGAGACGTTCGCATTTTCACTGCGCGTGTGGCGAGCACGCATTCCGCACTGGAGCGGACCATGGCCTCTGTCGCAATTGCGGATTGGTGCCGCGAGCATCTTGGCCGCGCTCTTCTCATTACCTGTGAGAAAGACCGGTGGATGGTGGAGCTTTGGGACGACCGGTGCGTCCAGGTGGAGCCGAATACAGGGCGACGTGTCGATGGAAAAGAATAACGAAATCGCCGGGCTCGCGATGATGCGCGCAACGGTGGCCCAGCTTCGCGTCATGGTGAACAAGCACCGCTGCCGCCGCCCGCGTCGGCTACTAGGTCCTCCAGCTCCAGCACCGAAGACAGAAACGAAACTCGCCAGATTGAAATCTTTTCTACATGACGCCTGCAACTGAAAAAATACTTGTCGCCGGCCTGGACGCTTTAGCGGACGCGGCCGAACGCAACGCCCTCGTAAAAGGTTTCTGGGAATCCAAGGCCACCAAGGAAGAGCAAGTCGCCGCCAAAATTGCGCTCATTCATAGCGAGCTATCGGAGGCGCTTGAATCCCTCCGGCATGGTGACCCGCCGGACGACAAGATTCCTAAATTCTCGGGAGTGGAAGCGGAGTTGGCTGACGCAGTAATACGAATCGCCGACCTTGCCCGCCACTACAATTACCGCTTGGCTGGGGCTATAGTGGCCAAACACAGATTCAACCTCCTTCGGCCTTATAAGCACGGAAAGAAACTCTAATCTATGGCAGACCAACCAAAACCGTTAGCGCAGTTTTTCGGCGTTCTTCCGCCGGTGGAAGAAGAGTCAGCCGTGGGCGTGATGACGTGGCGGGGCGAATTCGCATCAGCGCCGCCGAGCCCGCAGCTCAATGACGCTTACCACGACACTACGCAGAAAAAAGCGTTCGCCTGGGACGGCGTGCAGTGGCAAGTGGTCGCGGTGGATGGCCGGACCGGGGCTCAGGGGATTCAAGGGCCGCAAGGCATCCAGGGAATTCAGGGAGTGCAAGGACCGGCAGGCACTCCGGCCGGACCCGTAGCGACGGGGCACGTTGATGTGGTGGTTCCTTTCACCACGACCAGCGCGACCTTAGTTGACATTGTCGGGCTGACGACCACCGTCACGCTGTTGAACACCGCAAAGATTCTTTGCATCATGACGGGCAATTTTGCGACCACGGGCGCTGGCACTGCGACTACCATCGCTGCCGCTTTTTCGATTGATGGTGTCGATACTGACGAGCAACATATTGATTTCACTGTCTCGGATTCCGACCAGTCGCTTGCGCTGCACCACATCACTGCCACACTGCCGCCTGGGAGCTACGTCATCAAGGGGCGTATGCGGCGGGTGTTGGGCACTCAGACCGCGCAGTTCACCGATGGGATGATGTCCGGGGTTTCCCTATATCAGTCCGCCTAATGTTAGACCCAAGAACTAACTTAACCTTGTTGAGGGCGTGGGATTGCTGCGTCGCCCAGTTGAAGCTTCCGAACGACCAGTTAATCTCGGAGTTGCGGGAGAGAGTCGCACAACGAGAGACGGCCGAACTGGAGGAGATGGCCGCGAATAAATTACCTCGCTTCATCTGGCGTTTGGCTGCCCAGGAATTGGAGAAGCGCTCGCCTTGGAATTACGAGATATGAGGCGTAGATTTTTTCTTCAGCGGCTCGGGGTGCTGATGGCATCGTGTTACGCGGCGCCTGCGCTTGCTGTCTCCGCTGCACCTCCGCCTCAGCCGCCGGTGCCTCCGTTTAAACAGATAGGAAATATGGTCGTCGTGAATCCGGAGTGGCGGGACGCACCTTACGAATGCGCCTTTATTGTGTATCGAGGCAAAAGAATTTCCGAGCCGTTTCCGTTTCGCTTCCGAACCGAGCGTGATGCCCGTTTTTTCCAAGATAAGGTTCTCTCACGGGTTGCAGTAGCCGACCTGAAATCGTAAATTGGCTATTGACCTGAAGCCTGGATATTGTATAGTGCTCATAGTTCTTTGACGGTTGGTTGGTTGTGGGCCGCTCCCGTTGGCCTCGGAAGTGGCCGGGTCATTCCCGGCTGCGGATGACAAAGGCCACGATAAAACGGACGGTGCTACCCTAGGGCCGGGAGTAATGACCCGGGAGTCAGGTAGCAGTTGCGCCGGGGCTGAGGCGGGGGCAGCCCACAACTAATATGCAAATTCAAATTCGAAAGTTGAGATGCGCTGTGAGCGCAGGAGATTGGCACGACCGGCCGCTGCGCTACGAAGTCCTTGGCCCCGGCAGCGAATGCCAGGTATTCAGCACCATGCGGGAGGCGAAACAGTATCGCGCCATCCGGCGCCGGAGCCTTTCCGAGAAGGAAGCGATTCACGCTTACGTCGTCGCTTGATTTTATGGCGGGTGTTGTCCTGTTACGATTACAGGGGCTTGTGCAAACGTAAGTGCGCCGGAGAAAACTAAGAGTTTCGCCCGCCACCATTTTTGAAGTAAGCTTTTTGACTGATGAAAAACATTCTGTGGATTAAGCACGAAGGCGGCGAGCTAGTGGCCGGGTTCTCCTCGGTGGAGGACGCGAACGCGTTCTTGCGCCGTCAGTCGCAGAATCCGCACTGGCTGGCGCAGTGGACTATCCGCTACTGCGTGGCACCCGATGGCAGCCTAGTGATAACTGCAACCGTTTCTGACCGGGTTGTTCTCCGCTTTGATTGAATAAAAGCTGTGACTCACTCTACTTCAA